TCATTCCCAACACTCCCTACCTTGTAGTGTAGCAGGAACAAACACGTTGTGCTTCCTGCACCATAACTTAACTCTATCCTGGTTGGTGACTTTCCATTCGGAGTGCCTACAGTCATCACAGAGTTTTTTCTGTTCTCTTTTGTTTTGGTGGGCAGTTAGTTCTACCACAGCCATGTTCTTTAATCCATTCTAAATCCTTCTTGTCACGGACTCGGATTAGGCCCCGGCAATGAGGGCAGTTCATTGTTTTTTCTTCTGGCATCCACAGCCTTCTTTTTCGATCTCCTCGGCTCGTTTAGTGGTCATTGCCAGAACCGGTTGCCCACATCTGGGACAAGCGACCAATTCGGGATTTCCTTCAACTATTGTACTCATCTTAATCATTCTCACAAAGAAGATCCAGCATTTCTTGCTGCTCCTCTATAGTGGCCATTAGTTCTGCGATAGTGCGCGCAGTGTCCAACAAATAGAGTTCGATTATAAGTGACCGCTGCTCCTTTTCTTTTGGATCTAACTTGTCAATTAGTTGAGCTAAATCTGACTTCATTGTGAATCAATTATAACATGACATTTGAGTTTGTCAAGAGGCCGAACCTTAAAATTTTCAGAACCCACCAAATTGCCTCTTGACAACTGGAGTATTTTGTGTTATAATGTTTATGCAATAAAATGAAAGGAGTAGACAATATGTGTGAGTGCATAGCAGGGCGAGAGTTTGTCAGTCAAGTAGTTACAGCAGAAGGTATTTGGACATTTTATCGTTGTGTAGAGTGTGGCGCTCTCATCGAAGAGTGGGAACCTACAGAGGAACAGTAGTCGTGGCAACTCTAATCCGAGTATTCGAAAACGGCAAGTGTATCGGCCGCTGCGACGCCTCCTGCTACAACGCCAAACACGAAAAATGTGTCTGCTGTTGTGGTGGGAGAAACCACGGCAAGGGCCTAGACGCTGCAATTGAAAATACGAGAGAAATGCTGGACGAGCTGGTCGGGGCGGAAATCGGCCAGGAAGTCCTGCAGATGAGATTGTTTTGAAAGGAGGTTACGCATGCCTAGGAAAGCAAGATTCAAAGGCGGTCCAGTCTGGCTAAATTCTGGAGGTAGCGGCCCTGATGACTACCTACTGAAACCAATCGAGGGCGGTCGTTGGACATATGTCATTTTCCGCTTTGGCCGGAATTTTCGCTGGTCTCAAGACGGTAGGATTGAGAACCTGAAGGAGGCGCAGGCGAACGGAGCTGCTGATAAGGAAGTCATGGATCATATTTTCCCAATCAAGCAGATTTGTGTACCTGACAACGCTGCTCGATACCGTAGAATGAAGGAACGCGGGAGTGTTCCTACAATGAATGCTACTGAGTTTTGGGAGCGATACAAAGACAAGCTCGTGGTGCAGTATTGGAGGTCAGGATGGTAGTGGAAATTTTCTCAAAGAAAGCATTTGAGCAAACTCTCCCCACCCACCGACTGACAGATGAGAGGCTTGTGGGTTCCTTTAGAAACTCCGGAACCCCCAACTGACTATCAGATGTCTCTGATATATGAGGAGGATTGAAAATGGGCAAAACATTCAACGTCTCAAGATCAGTTGAGAGCAGAGTCATAGGCCGCCCCACTCAGCAGGCTGGCTATCTATTAGACCAACTAGATGCTAGAGGCCGGCAAGGTCCTTGTGAGAATTGTGTTTTCTATAGAGGTCAGCCAGGACTCTATTGCCTCCGGTATGGAGACTGTTTTCCAGAGACTAAAGTCTTGTGGCGGGAACGGGTTGAGGGTGTTACTTATGGTCATCAAGATACTCGGTGTATTCTAGAGAAAGGAGGGTAGTATGACGGAGTTAGAAATTGTTATGAGGTATACTGGTTGGGCAAAACAGGTAGCCCAGGCAGCAATTTCTCAGTGGAAGAAACATGACCCTACTTGGTCTGCTAACTACATACTGGAATATATGAGGAGTGAAAATTTTAAGGCTCGACCTCTTGACGTTTGAGTTGTTTTGTATTATAATGTAAGTACAACAATGAAAGGAGGTCTTGAGAATGGAAGTTCCTAATTGCCCCAATTGCGGGGCCGAAATGGTTGAGCGGTCTGGAAAGTACGGAGACTTTTGGGGTTGTCCCAAATACCCCAAGTGTCGTGGAACCAGACCTCGGAATGACAAACCAACTTTTGGGAAGAAGGAAGTCAAGGAGTTCACTCCTTCCAAGTACCAGGAGGCGATTTTCGAGTTTGTCAAGTCTGGCAAAGGTAACGCCGTAGTTGAGGCTGTAGCAGGTTCGGGCAAGACAACGACTATCATCGAGGCTCTCAAATTCACTCCGGAGGATGCTCGAGTGGCTTTTGTCGCGTTCAACCGAGCCATTGCGCTCGAACTGGCAGACCGAGCTCCTCAGCATGTCCAGGTCCGGACACTTCACTCCTTAGGATTGAAAAACTACACTGATTGGTTGGGAGCTAAACCTCAGGTGGACTCCAAAAAGGTCCGGAACATCTTGGAGAGCCTTCTGACAGACGATGACTGGGAGATGGCTTCGCCCCTGAGTAAAGCAGTCAGCTTGGCCAAGGCGACACTGACGGATCCCAATGACCCAATCGCCCTCGAGTCAATGTGTGATAGATACGGCATTGAACTCAACGGGTATGGAATGAAAATGTTTCGGCTTATTCCTGAGGTTTTGGAAAGGTGCAAACGGATGACGGGGGTGGTAGATTTTGATGACATGCCATGGCTTCCGGTGGTGCTCGACATCCCCTGTCAGAAGTTTGATTATTTGTTCGTGGACGAGTGTCTCCCCTATCACATGCCTGTTCTTCTCTCGGATGGGACCTCGATGCCTATTGGAAAAATTGTAGAGGATGAGTTGCCTTTAGAAGTTCTATCCTACGATACAACTACGAAACAGCAAAAACCTTGTAGGGTAACAGGTTGGCATAAAGTGCCCAATCGAAAGCCTTTGGTCAAAGTTTCGGTTAGAGAGCTAAAAGGAAGTAAACATGGCCCACGTAGTTTCGTTGTGTGTACCGTTGACCATAAAATCTGGGCAGACGGAAAATGGATAGATGCCGAAAAATTACTGCCAGGAATGATAGTACAAGTGGAAACCTCAGCACAACGTACCCAAAGGTACAAAATTGCAGGAGAAGGTCAACGCAGGTTAAGTGAGAAAATGAGGGAGTCAAACAGTTTAGGAAAGACAGGATCATATTGCCCCCCAAAAGGCGCTCCATGGCCAGGAGAGAGAGGAGGAAACGGTGCTAGGTTGCCCTTTCCTCAGCAGATCCTCCTTGAAGCATTAGGAGACGGGTGGACCCCCGAGTTTTGCATTCCAACAGGAATTAAAAGATTTGGCTCCTACAAGGTTGGATTTGTTCATTCTCGACCCCTTCCTGTTCACTACAAAATTGATATAGCCAATCCAGAGTTGAAGATTGCAGTTGAAGTTGATGGGCCGGCGCACGAGAAGATGCAAGAAACTGATGAAAAGAAAGACAACTTTCTTCGAGAGATTGGGTGGAAAGTGGTTCGTGTAACAAACATGGAGGCAGTTAAGTGCACAGAAAGAATTGTATCGGAGATACATACACTTTCTGATTGTCCTACAGACTACTATGTTTATAAAGTCGAGCCAATCAATATAAAGGGTTACTACGTGTACGACATATCAGTTGAGGATTGTCATAACTTCTATGCAAATGGCATTTTGGTTCACAACTGTCAGGATCTCAACAAGGCCCAGATTGAGCTGGCTCTAAGGTCAGTCGCCGAGGGCGGTCGAGTGATAGCTGTGGGTGATAGAAACCAGTCAATTTATGGGTTCCGCGGGGCCGACATTGAAGCGATCCCAAGAGTCATCAAAACCTTGAATGCCAAAACGCTCCCACTGAGCATCTCCTACAGGTGTCCAAGGGCGGTTGTTGAGCTGGCCCAGACTCTTGTACCAGAGATCGAGGCGGCAGAGAAGGCCAGAGAAGGAGTTGTGGACTTTGCTGCAATGAGGCAGGCACTGGGCGATATGGAGACAGGGGATATGGTCCTTTGTCGGACGAACGCTCCTTTGGTGGAGGTGGCCTATTCGCTCATCCGGTCAGGACAAAAAGCCGTTATGAGGGGTAGGGATATTGGGAAGGGTCTTATTCACATCGTCAAGAAAATGAAAGCTAGTTCAATACATGATTTCTGGACGAAACTCCGAGCGTATGAGGCCAGGGAAACGGGCAAGCTCCTTCGCCTTGAGAAGCTCAATCAGTTACAATCGTTGCAAGACAAGTTAGACACAATCGTAGCCATCGGAGAGGACGTTGAGACAGTGGATGAGCTGGTTCACAAGATTGAGGGGCTTTTTTCCGACGAGATTGAGGGAGTGGTTTGTTCGTCAGTGCACCGGGCAAAAGGCCTCGAAGCAGACCGAGTTTTTATCATCCGTAGAGACCTGATGCCCCATCCCATGGCACAGTCGCCGTGGGAGCTGGTGCAAGAAAAGAATCTGGAATACGTAGCAATAACCAGATCAAAGAATGAGCTAATATTCGTGGAGTAAAAGAAAGGAGAGAGCAATGGAAACCGTGAGACTCAAAAACGGAACAGAGGAAGACAAGCCATCAGTTGTGATGACGATGATGAGCCTAGAGCATGTCATGGATGAAAGGCCGCTGGCACTATATGATCTCGCGATGATGTGCCGTGACCGCAACTATGAGCCTTTCGGATCGAATGGCAGCTACCTCAAAGACCTAAACTTGGTTGACCAGGATGGCTCAATTCATAACTCCATCCGTAATATTGTCTTATCTGCCATAAGTGGCGATGGTTTGGACATAGTTTTGAGAAATCCAGTTGCCAAGGTGTAACTGGAAGGAGGAAAAATGAAAACTGTCTACAACCGCAAAACGAAAAATGGGAAAGTTCACCAAGTGAAGGAGGAGGAAAAATGAGAATCCTATTGCCCTTACTGTATGACTCGCACAACACAGTACCAAACGACGATCTCATTATAGAGCTTGTGGCTGATCGCATCCAACTTGAGTTGGGAGATCGAGAGATTCAGGTATCCAAATTTGAGTTCCTACAGGTAAGCAAGTTGTTAGAGGAGGAGAGTAATCAATGAAAGCGAGCAGGGGCGATACATGTTGTGTTTGTGAAGGACCTGCGGTGGAGAAATCTTTTGACGGCACTGGTTGGTGTCAGATTCATCTCTCAGATTGGAATGCATTTCTTCGATGGGAACGTGTGAACTACAATAGCTTGGATGAAACCTTCTCAGCGTGGTTGGAGCAAGTTAAATCATGCTAATGAAAATCCTTGTACTTCTGGTTATGATCCTGTGGTTGGTAGCCAGTCTTCCTCAAACGAGATTTATCTGGGTCCCCGACTACAGCCAGAGGAACTTCGACTGGGTCGCTGCCAACCTAAGGGCGGTTATCATTGACTTCCTTCCGCTAGTGGTGGTGTTTGTTGAAAGCCAACTTCTCAGCAAACACACCGACCGAGCAAGGCGTTCTTTCAACCGCAGGGATGATAAAGAGGAACTTGACTTTGACATTTGGAAGCAATCCTACCCAACCATAGAGAAAACAGTCGCCAAACAGATGCCTAGACTTTTTATCGCATCGACTCTAGTGATCTCTGTTAGCTATTGGGCTTACTACACTGAGTTTGGTCGGGACTTGGCTCTATATGAGATTCCTTATGTGGGGGGAGTTGTCAAGTTTCTGGTGCTGGTTGTCTATCTGACCATTAGTGCACTCTTCACCTACGGTTGGGGTAAGTTGATGAGTGCGTTTGAGGTAGACACAGTCTTGGAGGATTTCGGGAAGTGGCTGGCTAAAACCTTTAGCAAACCTAAATCTAAGGGTAGTCAAACATTGGCAAAGGTTTCATCTGAAGATAAACCTAAACCAAAGGTTTCAGTAAGGGTTATAGTCAAAAGGCGTAGGGAAACTATATTTAAACTTCTACTTGAAAACGTTGAGCAAGACTCAGAACAACTCGCTAAAAGGTTTGGAGTTTCCTCCCAAACTATTAGAAATGACTACAAAGCTTTAGAGAAAGAGAACAAAATTTTATATGAGCGAGGTAAGGTTACAATAAAGGAAGAGCCCAAAGGAGATTTCTAAATGGGAATAAAACCACCTGATGTAACACACCCGTTTCCCACCCCGTCAATGATAAAACGAGGTGGGAACCTACACGTCCAAACACAAGAAGACGGTTGGCTAGTTTGGCAACCCGGGCATGAAGCACACCTAGTAAAGAAGGAAAAGCTCTTCTACACTTGTGACTGCACTGGGTTCCAAATGAGAGGCGTCTGTTCTCATATTGCGGCAGTGAGGATCAAACAAGGCGAGCTAAACAGGGAAGCGCTATTCTAATTCCTCCCCCTGAGGTGGGGTCTCAGTTTGTATCAATCAAAGTTTGCAACCACAACTGCTCCGCCAGTGTTTTGGCGCACGGTTCGCAATTTGGATTAGCGCCGTCAATTCTTGTCTGGTCATTTTTTGTCAAATCCTTTCTAGGATGGTGTCAATCCAGTGGTATGGAAAAAGTCTATGCAAGCCACGCGAGTACCGGAGGCACTCGCGGATGTTCTCTTATAGGAAATCCCAATTCTGGAGGCTGCCGAACCCCAATTGTCCAAATCGCCGATATTGCTACCAAGAAATGTCAAGCGATTATATGGGGCATCGCCAAATCCGTAATAGACATAGATAACATTGGGTGCACCCGCTGTAATACGGATAGCAACCGGACCGCACGGGATGGTGCTCAACAATGTGCTAGAAGTGATACCCCCGCCATTTTCCTGATACCTTCGCTTTATATCCATTGTGGTCTGGCCATCTGTATGACTGACAATCAATTCCCCAAAATCATTTTCGTTGGCATCACTGCCAGCATCTATGCGGATAGCTACATCTGAACCCCAAACGCTTGCGACTCGCATGTAAACTTCCCAATCGCCACCGGACGGATCACCAATGCTCCGATAGCGATAAAAGAAGTCATTTTGAACACTATCGGTCAGCAACACACAGCTCTCAGGAATTGCCGAAAAGTCTAGGCCATCTGGTGTACCATCAAAAACAGCTCCGCCAGCCCACCCAGTAGTTAGCCACTCAAAATCACTCCCGTCAAAATCCTCTTGTGGATCAATTAGGAAATTATGCGCCCTTTTGAATAGCCCCGCCTCATCCTTCTCAGCATACACATCCCCCGCCACATAGACGGCCCCCCACCCATGCGTGGCATCCCCCAAGTCCACATCATTGTCTGTATTTGGGTACAGCTTGCCATCTACCAAGTGGATTTGGTCAGCGGCGGCCACCTCAAAATCCATCCTGCCGCCCGTTGGATCACTGATGCTAGTTTCCTGGGCAGCATCTAATTGTAGACAGTCTGCAACGCCCCCAAGCCACAAAGGGCCTTTCCAGACCTGTATTTTCCCAGAGGCATAAACAGTAAACAGATCGGCGCCAGTAGAGTCCTGTGTAAAAAGATAGCTGTCTTGCTGGTCACACAATTTCCACCCCACAGAGCTGTTCCCGGCCACTGCGTCGTCAGCCAGGTAGAATATGGCCGTATCATCATTGCTTCCACCCACAAATTGCAACTGCGGACTATCCCCCGCACCGTCATCTAGGACGACATTGACTGTCGAAGTAAGTGCGCTCGCATCCAGCGTTGCAACATCAGACCCGCCAGCCTCAAAATCTATCTGGTCATCGGTAGGTGCTGATAGCGTGGTATCACCGTCGGTATCCAGAATCACGGCATCGGCGTTGCCGTCAACATCCACTGCATCAACTGTTATCTTGCTTGACATTTGTATCCTCCTTTGCTGCGGCTGCCCGCAGCTTGTTGAGTAGGCTCTGCGCCCACATGAGTTCCGCCTGCGACATTGGCGTCCTGTTGAGTAGCTGCACTAGTGCCATGAGTTCTTGTTCGTTTAGGATGTGGGTTTCTCCTTATAGGTTAAACCCACATTAGCCACAGTGCAACCTTGAACGTGTCCGCTCCCGCTGTTCTTTGTACCCAAACACTGCCATCGGCGTTTACTGACAACGCCACGGTATCTACACCATCGTCATAGATATTATAGCTTTCTCCGGGTTCTAACCAGCACTGGTGCTGCTCCTTCCCCGCTCCTGTGTTCTCGGTAGCAATCGAGTTCGCCCACATTACCTCCGTTACGTCCTCAGACCCGTTGGTAATGACACCTGTGGCAATATTATCAACGGCGCTGTAGTCCCAGTGCATAGCGCCGCTACAGAGCCTATAAGAATAGAACCTTACCGACCCATACTGAGTAAGTTGTGCCTCATTTCCATCGTCATCCATATAGAACAGTTCGGTATCGGCGCTAACATCTTTGGCATAGAGTCGACCTTCGTTGGCTGCATTGGTTGGAGCAGTCGCCTCAGACAACGCCAGAGTCCCGTCCTGGTCGGCAACAGAAGTTCCTAGGCCAATGCGATTGGGGATTATCTCATCGCCGCCCTCGGCTGCGGAGCTGTGGTCGTGGACAGCATCGGACCATATGTTATCCCAATCTAACTGACCACCTTGGCCTGCCGCGGCAGTATGGGCGTGGTCTCCCAAAGTAACTGTTACATTTCCGCCTGCCCCACCATCTGCGATGCTAATACCGGTCCCCTGAGTGAGGATTCTCTCTTGAGTTAGAGTAGCGTCGGCCGCCAGAGTCACGTATTGGGCATCAGTGGGAGCCCCTCCCCCACCTCCACCCGCTCCTTCCCAACAGTGCCCAACGAGAAACGCGTCCACAGTACCAGAAGAACCCGCAGCATTCGCAGTGAGAGCAACCCCGAAAACTCCTTGGTCGAACGTTGCAGTGGGTGTAGCAAACCCTCTTGCAGCACTAGTCTTGAGAAACTGCCCGCGAGTGACGTTCCCATCCACATAGACAGGAGCTCGGCCTAGGACTGCAACCTGGACGAGTGACCCAGAGGCTCCGCCGACCAAAACAACCCCAGCTACATCTATATCTCCCGAGGAGGTAGTGGTGGTGACGGAATTGTCCTTAGTGGAATCGAAGACCACTACCTCGCCTAACGACAACGTTCCTGTGGCATTGTTCGTGTACTCAGCCCGGAGGCAATCAGATCCCAAGTTCCAGTTAGAAGTTGACCAAATCACAGAACCGCCGGGTTTGAAAACCTCCCACCGCATTGAGCGAGGGTCGTAGAGCACATCCACGTAGTCCCCAACTGCGATTGAAAATAGTTTCTTCCAGCCGCATTGCTGGTTGGTTCCGCCCGAGATTTGACAAACGATATACCCGTCATCTGCATCGGCAACACTAGTGACCAAGCATCCTGGGTACCAAACCAACTGAGTTAGCCATTGGTGGAGAGAGTCTATTAAACTATCTACTGCATTTCGCACACTGACTTCATCAGACATTATAAACTCGTATCTGCTGCTTCTTCTAAGACGAAAGTTGAGTTTCCAATCCGCTCTTTCTGATTGTAGTTCACTGCGATCTTATGAATGAAAAAATCTTTCTGGCTCCAGCTAATTCCATCCTCAGCACTGGAATAGGTGATTTGGATCCGATCCATTAGCTCGAACATAACTCCTGCCAACCCAGCGCGGTTGACTCGTACGGTGTAATCCCTGTTCTCCCACTGGTACCGTCTCTTGGCCCAGAGGTCAAGCTGCGCTTGAGTGTTGCAACGTAACCGAGTGAGTTCTAGTTTCTCCCCATACGCCTCGGGTTCAGTGACCGCAGGGTTTGTGGGATAGGACGATGTCAGAATTGTCCCACTGTCTGTTAAAGCTTTGAGAATGACTTGGTTGACTCGAGCATCTGTTCGGGGGATAATCTCTAAAGGCTCAGTGAAAAAATCATCGTCCCACACCATTGTAACAGCCGGCAAGACCGCATCGAAGGCTGGGTGGGGGATGTAGTGAAATTGATCTTCTTTGTCACAGTAGCAGATGTAAAACTCATTCTCTGCCAACTGCCGAATCCGCTCCCAAATAATTCCCTCGTGAAGAGCCAGAACAGTTAAGTCGGCGGAGTTTGTCTGGTCAATATCTGAGATGTCGAGCCAGCCGTTGGGAGCAGGAGTAGACGGACCCATGTTGGTGTGGTCGTCTATAATGTGATCTACGACCTTCCCAGAGGTCAAGTTGGTCATCTGATGCTCATTAGCAGGAGCTGCTTGTTCCGTGAAGTAAATACCTTGGACCCGACCTCGTTTCAAGTAAGCATCAGAGGTATTGGCGATGAAAGTAGTCTCAGACCGGTCGTGATAGCGGCGGATGTTCTGGGGCAGGGCATAGCCCACAAACCGCCGGTAAAAATTAAAGTCCCAGGCCCCATCCGCCTTTAGCCGCACAAAGACCTGGACCTTCTCGTTCTCGTCTATGGCATCTCCGTCATTGAAAATAGTGCCCCGAATCTGCCACCCACCCCGGTCTATATCTCCGTTTAGTTGTTGAATTTCTACAGTTTTGTAAGTTCTCATGTGGTGATTTCTACGTTAGCTATACCAGCAGTAACATCCAATGTCCCAGTAATATCGGTCCAGGTAGTTCCTTGGTTGGGGGAGTGTTGGATTAACTGCGCTCCCGCATCGGTTCGAGCAATGACAATCTCATTGGGATCTTCATCCAAAACAGCGATAGCCGAGAGGTCATAAGGAAGTGCAGCATCTAAAGTTGACCAGCTTGCTACATCGTCCGTTTCAACCAAGTCGTCGTTTCCATCCAAAGCTAGGTATACATGGTTATCATCGTTTGGGTCTATGGCAATAGGCTGGGCTCGGCTGGTTCCCCAAGAACCGGGGTCAATTCCGGTTGTAGTAGCTCCACCATCTGTAGACAACTCTGTTTGTTCGTTATTTCCAAAATACCCAGAGATAACTACCCGCTCACCGGTATACTCTGTTGCTTTGACATTGATCGAGTCCCCTGCTCCTGGGTCAAAGGCTTTGGTCCCCACATGGTCATCTACAAGTGGGAGGTCTGCTGTGACCATAATAGGGTTGTTTGAGGAGTCATAAATCCCTAGGTACAAAATGTCTCCATCCCCGTCTACATCCATAGATTGTGGTGGAAGATCTGAGCCAGCACCGATTGGGGACAGGGTGTAAGTGGGGCCGTTTCGGAAAATATTGTCGCCACCACCCATATACCAAGTAACAGAGTCCCACTTTATTCCCCCACAGCCTGCAGATTCACTAAGAGCAGATACAGCAGTTGACCAACTCCCTCCAGATCGGGTGTAAAGCTGCGCAGTGGATCCTTTGTCAACTCCAATCCAAAGGTTCCCGTCTGACCCTCCTGACAACTCCGCAGCTCCCGTTGTCAGCACCCCAGGTGGGTCTAGGTCTTCGGTCCAGCTTCCTACATACCTCCAGATCTCATCTTGAGTATAGCTAACTGCGTAGAGGGCTCCGCTGTGTGTGTAGAAAGCTGAGTATCCCAGGCTAGAAACTGTTGGTTCATCTTGCCAAGCCCCCGCTCCCACAACTCGTTTTATGAGAGTTCCTTCGCCACCAATAACTGTTGACCAATATGTATAAGTTCCAAATTTGATAATATCATACGAAGATATACTATTCGACCCACCTACAGTGTATGAGGTATGGACATCGTGAGACCAACTTCCCCCCAACGTTCTTCTGGAGAAGTGAGCTTCTTGGATTAAGTGTCCAATCAGTTTTCCACACACAATATATAAATAGCTTCCGTACGCATTGGCGCTGCGTATTGTGTACGCAGCATCTACAGTTGAAACATCTAGATCCTTAGTCCAGCTCGTTCCGTTTGTGGTGTAGTACAGATCGTTGATGGATGCCCCCCAGATTCGGCCGTTCCAAATGAAAACGCGTTCTAGGTCAGAAGCTCCTGCGGGATTCCTTTTTGTCCAAGTAGCATCACCCGTCCGCTCATACAGCCCACGGTCACCATCGGAAGTGCCTCCCTGACACCAGAGTTTACCACCGTAGATGAAAAATTGTTTTGCTCTATGTGGCCCAGAATCATTAGCCCACGCCATAAAAGTATCCTCTCATATTGACAACTCTATGCAAAACGTACTTGCCAGTTATACCAAGTTGTCCCGTAATCATCTGTCCAATAAACCCACACCCGAGTAGCCGACCCGGCTAGCACATAGACCTCATCCTCGTAAGCTGGGTTAAATGCAATACAGTACCAATCCAAATCGCTTACAGCGGGAGCAGGGGAATCTCCTGCATCGTTCTCAGGAGTAGACATGGTAAACTGAGTCCAACTAGTTCCTTCATCAGTACTCCTAGCCACCCCCGCCTGAGTCGCGATCCAAAGAGTCTTAACGTAATCATATTTAGTAGCAGGATCTATTTTCATATCCCGCACATTTAGCCAGTTTCCTGTCAAACCGGTGTTCTTCGACTCCCAAGTACCTCCAGAGCAGCTACTATACTCCATATAAAAAACACCAGCGGATTTGTGGCCAATGAAAATGTCTGTAACCAAAGATGTATTAACTACGACCTGCGCATAGGCACTGCCTTGGAGCCCAGTTCCATCTGTAACTGTTAGGGTGACAGTGTAAGTCCCTGCTGAAGTGTACTGGTGGGTTCCGTTGGATGCGTTGGATGACCCGCCGTCGCCAAAGGACCAAGAGTAGCTGGTTACTGTTCCGTCTGGGTCGTACGAGCTTCTCCCATCGTAGGTCACAGAGTCGTTCACACAGATGACTGTAGGAGTCAAGCTAATAACCGCAACTGGCTCTTTGACTACTCCCGTTACGTTTCCAGCAGTACAACAAAAGAACCTCGGGCTCACTACGGGTCCGAGGATTACTTCCATCTCTCCTGCGAGTTTGGTGGCAATTAGCCTTGTTTTTTGGAGGTCACTGAGTGAGGTTCCCATATCTGTGAAATCTGTTTAAATTTTTCCAGTCCTTCTGGCTGCTTGATTTTTACAGTTGTGCTAAAGTTTCTTTAGTAATTGTGTAAAAATCCCCTTTAATATCTTTCAGTGTATAAAGAAAAACACTCAAAACTCCCCTATAATTCGGGGGGTGTCATTTTATACACACATTGGAAGCTTAACTAGTCTGCGCCCGTCTGCTAGAGTTAGACGTTAACATTCCAAAACTCGACCCTAACGTTGGTAAATCTCATTGAGGAGTTTCCAGAAGGGTCAGCCACTCGGTACTCAACTCGACCCATAGTAGGGCTTGTGATTCTCTGGATAGCACCATTCACCAGAGTGTCAAAGGAAGTTAAGACGGACTGTTGGTATTGCGTCCACGATTGGAGTTGAGTCAAATCGCAAGAAGATCTCTCCCAGACGACCTTGCCGACCTCATTCCAAATCCCAGCACCGTCAGTTCGAGTACCGATTTGGTTATATTCGATAGGAGTGACAGATTCCGGCTGGGCGATTGTACTCGATCCGTTTATAGCAAATGTAGCCATTAGTCAGGCCTCCTCGAAATCCCTTCCTCTATTGCTTCTGTTACTCCGATGATTAACATATTAGCGGCCTCAGGGGATAGGGCGCTCCCAGTGACATTGATACTTCCAGATACATCCACAGATACCCGACCTCCTCCAACAGCACCACCGGTCAAAGGAGTCACTCGGACGTGCTCTGCCACTCCCCCTTCGCCCACAACTAGGGTGGTAGGTCTTGAAAATACTGCGTCTAAGCCATGTTGAGCAAACTCAATCTCACCTCGGCCCGTAGGAGAACGCCCTGTTCTTTCCTCCTGGCGACGCCGAGCAGCAGATACACTCCAAGGATCCGCATCGGCTATCTCCTCCAAAGCCTCTGCCGTTTCTTTGGCCTCCTTCTTCAGCAAACCTAAGCTCTCTCTACGCCGCTGATCTGCGTCTATTCCAAGTTGGACTTGATCCACATAATCTCCATAAGCTTCTCGCCATAGGTTCATTATGGTGTTGGCTGTTTCTGTATTCATATCTTTCTCAGACATCAGAGATTCGCCCACCGCCTGGAGTTTTTCATCACGGCTTTGGAGGAGGTCGTTCATCCGCTCTTGGTAGTTTTGCTGTTCTGTAGCTCGAGCTTCTGCTGCATTCTCAGCAATGGTAGAAAGTGTCTCTTGGAGTTGGGTTTGGATGTCAGACATCCGCTCCTGGAATTGGGATTCCCGATCCGCCATCTCACGCCGGAAGTCCTGCTCTCGCTCCTGGCGTTGTGTCTCTCGGTCCTCTTGCATATCAGACCGAGCATCTTCTTGCTCCCGAGCCCGGACATCCTTTTCGTGGGCGTACCGAAGCCTCAACTCCCTTAGGGCGAGAGTGTCACCTTCAGCAATTAAGCGCTCCTCCTCAAACTGGAACTCCCACTCGGCATCAATAACCTCCTGATGCTGGTCGCGGATGAGCCGTTTCCACTGCCTGTTAAAGTCCTCTTGTTCGTCAACTTTCTCTCGGTTGTACTCCTCCCGGATCCGAGTTAAATCTTTTTGATAATCTGAGATTGCGTCGGCTTCACTCTTTTGGGCTTTCTCGATTGCTTTTTCATGCTGCTTTTGGTACTTCTTATCGATATCGGCCAGCTTTTTGCTGTGATCTTGGTTTAACTTCTCGACGCGCTTTTGGTGATCTTTGATAATATCTTCGATCTTCTTGGCGCCTTTGAGGGCCGCTTTCTCAGCCTTCTCATCTAGACCAGGAGGAGCCTTTTCCGTCGGTTCTTCTTCAGGAGCTTCCTTTGGAGCTTTTGCTGTTGGTTCTAACCCCCACATCTTACGGACAGTCTGTATTCGACTCCTCTTAAACGCCTCCTCTAGTGTGCGTTTCCGCTCAGCAAATCCCCTGATTCCCTCCCCTCGTCGGATCCGATCAATTAAATCTGCTAACATCAAAACATCAATAATTAACTGATCGATCTGAGACAAGACTGCGTTTGTAATAACAAAACCCAACTGTTGGAAGCTAGTAATAAGAGCAGTCGGTTTGGCGGATATGTTATCAAGGTAGTCAGAAGTTAGCCCAATCTTCATTGCAATCAATCCCCATGCCTCTACCAGACCCTGAGTGACTGGGTTGAGTTTTATTACAAAATCGAGTATAGCTGCGACCTCATCTCTACTCTCGACTAAGAAACTCACAAAGTCGGCAACCCTAGAAGCTAGATCCCACATATTTGATAATAGTGTCGCCACAAGCTCACCTAGTTTAACTGCAGTGGCGATGATCTCTTCTTTATTTTCCTTGACCCAGCCTACTACCCCCTTAAGTGCGTCTTCTAGTTCAGCAAATACTGGTTTCCCAAACTCAAGCAGCACCTCACTCCAGAGCCCGCGCAAGAACCCCATCTGACCAGCAAATGTTCCCAACTGATCTTGAACAAGGCCCCAACCCATACCATACTCCTCTAGGAGCTGGTTTAGGGCTGCCATTTTTTCTTCCATGGTGCCTTGCATCTTGGTAATCTCAGCCAGCTTTTTCTTTGGGAGCTCGAACCTCATAGCCAGAGAGGTATAGCTACCAGACAAAAACTCACGCAAGGCGAACGCAGCCCCTATCATACCCTGAATTGGATCTGCTGCTGCCAACCCCTGCTGGGCTCGAATCATATCGAGGAAGGCATCCTTGCTTCCCTCGGCGTAAGGTAGGAACTGCTTAGCAGCCAAGGCCATATCTACGACGCTCTGCCCGGTTTTGGATGCCTCTTCTCTCATCGCCTCCAGGAATTCTTGAGCCTTGACTTCGCTGCCCAGAAGGCGGTTGAACGTTAGTGTAACCCCTTGCATCCCGCTAGCTAAGCCAACGGCTTGCTGAGTTATTCCGAGGAGTGTAGCTCCCACCTGTTTCAAAACTCCGAGAAACATCTGGACGCCCTTAAAAGCGAAAGCGATCTTAATCGCCTCACCTACAGATAGGAAGGATTTCTCAGTCCCTTCTGCATCTTTGCTGATCTCTTCCATCCGCTTTTTTGCCACGTCTCGGGCACGTTGTGCTTCTTCTATTAACTTGTCTGTTCTTGCGATCAATTCGACGAATAACGTCTCTACAGGTTCACCTGGCATTATTTAAGAAACCATAATTTTATACCCTGCTTTGGTTCGACCAAATTAAGTTTAATCGCTGCGTCCATAAGTCGATCAAGATGATTGACTTTTAGGATCTCTGGGAGTACTTCGAGCACATAATGAAAATCCAACTCCCCAGCCTCAGACGTTGGGATCCCTAACGCATAGGCCATAAATGCCACTACACTTTCTGTGTTCTCTTCCACTACTTCAGTGAGGGCTTTTGATAATAGAGTTAGTTTAACTTGAGGATTTTTTTCCTTCTGGAAAGCTAGAATGTAAGGAGCCAACTGATCTAAGTGCCTCGCCACCACACAGATAGCCTTTAAGCCGTTCCGGAGGTTCATTGGTTCAACCATCTGCACCCCCAGTCACAACATTTCCAGTTGGCTTTAGGTTGTTAGGAATATTAGCTCCACCCTGAGTCGTTCGTTGCCAAGGGAGTTTTTGATAATCCTTGTACTGGCCTTTCTTGTCGTAGGCGACCTCAGATAAACCGTACTCAAATTCCTCCCTTTCATGCCTCGATAACTGAACTTCCTGCAAGTAGCACCAAGCCACCTCGGGAACTAGATTCAAGATTGTTTCTTGGGCCCAGGAGTAGGCTTCGGCTAGTTGGTGGACGATTGAGGCTAGGCCACGGTTGGGGTAGTCAGCATTTGTTTTAGCGACTTTGGGTTGGATGGTCATCCAAGGGAGAGTGGCTAAAGGCTCGTTTAGGGCGACAAGTTTGATAAAAGCCTCAGCAAACTCAACCGGATCCTGGCCCTCAGTCCAATCCTCAGAGAACCCCGTTGCATGGGAAAACCATTCCAGGTAGCAATCTACAGTGTCATAAAGCCCGATGTCCATCCACTCCTTGAGCTTCCCCATAGTTGCTTCCAGGGCATAATACCCCCTCAACCTTTGGCGGGGAACTACAAAGAACTCCCCACCAAAGGCGATGGTTTCTGTCTTGTTTTCGAGCTCCAATGCTTTCAAGAAGTCCACTGAGCTCCTCCTAACTTAGTTCACTGGGATCTAGCCTGACAACTGTTGCAAACGCCTGAGCATCCGGCTTTGTGTCATCTGCATAGAACCTGACAGTGAACCCGGTCAACGTCCATGGCTGACCCCAAACCGTTGCTAACTCCCAAGCATCTACAACCTGACACCTGTGTCCTGTTACTGAGAAGCAGTCTCCCGTGGAGTCGTCATAAACACGACTCCAGAAGCACATGTAATAGGTATCGTTGTCAATCTCACCGAGACCGAACTTACTTGTACCTTCGGAGGTGTTATTGGTGACTCCGCTACCCTTCATAAAGATACTAAGGTGCTCGAAGGGTAGAAGACTCTTGAGGGTGAACGTGCATTCCAGGTAGTTCCGCTTCTGGGTGACTGACTTAACACCAATCGTATCACATTGGATGTCATTCATCGTCACGTTGTCACGGAACCGGAAATCCTCGTAGCACCCAATCTGATAGGCGGGGTCTGCTGCGGTTCCCGCAATACCCCAGTAGAACCCGTCGGAGTCGGGGTTGTTCTGTGGAACTCCCCCAATCCAAAACTCGGGACCGCCCTCCAAGAAAAGATCTTCTGACGAGGTGGTTGTGCCTGTAGGCTCACAATAACTTGAGTTTAGCGGCATTTTTGTTTACCTCCTATTGAAAATGAAAAAGCGCGCTAACACATATACTAGCTGCGTCAACGCGCTTCCGTTTATCTAAAATATGGCCTAACAGGCTTTTGAAAGAATTTTTAAAAATTTCTCAATGCAAACACTGGGTAGGTGACAGCTTTCTTACCCCCTCCCCCACCACATCCCCCACAGCTCCCCCTTTGGATTTTTACTTTTTGTAGGAGCCCGTGGATGTCTCTTTCATCAAGCTCCTCCCCAATTATTAGGCAGGGAGCATTGTGGTAGAACCTATAGATATTACCCGTCTCGGGTCCTTCGTAGATGACAGAACCGCCTTTCGAGATGCCTCGTATGTAGCATAGCTTTTTCAAACCTCTTTCAACCTCATCTCACAAAGGACTTCTCCCCGCCAACCACCTGGAGGAGGCTCTGGAACAGGAGAATTTTGTCCCGTTATGTTGACTGCTGTCTCAGCCACAAAGTTCCCAGATGACTCAACCTTCTCTCCAAATAGCGCTGCTGTACAAAGGTTCATAATCTGATTACACTGGTCTGACGAGAAGTTGTACACTCCACCAGACGATGTAGGTTGAGTTAGTACCAAGGTTGAAAATGTCACTGTCCAGTTTTTTAAGTGACAGTTTCCTGTACTGTTGGGGGTGAGGAGATTAAGAGCCACTCGCACACAAGGATAGGCCCAGTCCGTTCCTGGCCACTCATCTTCTCGGATCTCATCTCCTACCACTGCAACTAAGTCGGTATCAGCTTTTAACACAGTAATTACTGCGCTCTGGACGTCGGAGCCATTGAGCATACAAAACCTCTTTTAGTAATTCAAGGTTCAACATCGAAACTATCAGGATCAAAGCCATCAGACAACCCCTCTGGGAGTTTAGTGGGTTCAATATTGAAAATAAATCTAAACATAAGACCTAAAAGCGCTGACCAGGGGATGAGGTGCTGAGTCCCTTTCTTGTTCTGATTGTGAGAGTAGCAATCCTTGCAGTAAACTAGGATCCCTCTCTCGTCATATCTAAATAAGAGAGTGTTGTATGGACTTCTCCGGCATCTAACGTCTTTCATCCTCTTCTAATCTCCCGTATAATTGAGTTTAAGATAATATCTTTTACCTCAAGCCCTTCTAGTTTCAGTGCAGTACTCATAAATGGAAATGCTTCTGTCCCAAACCTGGATATTTTCAACTGGACTGCTCGTGCTACTGCATATAAGGCATCTTTAGGAGGTGTTCCTGGTTTTACCTTTAACCACTCGACAATGTTCTTAAACTTAGGCCATCTCTGCGGAGGAGTTTTCTCATGCAAATAAATTGCTTGGTGTGTTCCAGGACCAATTCTAACACTATATGTTACTCCAGAAGATCGGACTCGCCCAACTGTAATAGACCGAACTGTCGCTCCAGTGGCTGTTCCCCTAGGTCTGAAAATCTCGAATACTCGCTTCGCTCGAGAAGCTACTCGAACTCCAGCAGTATGGAGACCCTTTCTCATCCCAGCATCAACTAAAGCTGGAAGGTCGTCAATTTTTCCTTCGCTCCATACACGTCCAGACATAAACCCTCATAGCATCTAGGTAAGCTTTATACAACTCTGGTGGCCACAAATACCAAAACCCCAAAGCGATTGGAGAAGTCTCCAGTGTGCTAGCGATAATATTAAGAACTTCGAGAGCTTCTTCGTGGCCCCGGCAGAATTCGAGCTCTTGGGTTAAGCCACGGACAGTGGAAACTAAACTCATCTGTTCTAACTACAACCTTCTGAGTTTGGGACTGCTGAAGTATGTTTGGATATCCAGTGGGTTGAGTCCATGTACTCGTTCATTCATAGCAGATTCTACCCACTCCTTAACTTTGCTTCGGTCTTTGTTTGAGCCAGTCCACTGGCCCATTGTACCTGGCCCAAGTACCTGACCCAGATACTTTACTTGCTGTTTGCGCGATTTACCTTTCCCGGTATATGACACCTTCTTATACACTCCCCCTCGGATCTTACCTTTGGGAGTATCAATCTCTGCTCGTTCATCCCCCCATCTATCCTTCTTCCAAGTTACATTCTGACGAGTGTATGTCTTTTTACCTGCCTGTTTGCGTTGGGCGGCTACTCCACCACCCTTCCGAGGGGCTGAGCCTCCTCGTTTACCTTTTCTCCCCTTGTGGCCCCAGTTACCAGACCCAGGACCACCTCTCTCGATAAAATCGATCGTTTCTGTAACTTCTTTGAAAATATCCCAACTCATTGTACTATCCTCCTATCCATCCTTTCTAGTCCCACAGACAAGTGGCTCCGTGGGTCGCTAGGGAGTAAACTATCTACTTGTACTCCTGTAACTCGAAAGTCGTAATCAGCCCAGGCACCAGTCTCGGGAGTTATTATATCCCTTTCAGTGATGTTTCTATCACTTGGCTGAACGACCATTGAGAACACCTTCCCAGTTTGGACTCCTTGAGCTCTTAGATCAGCGCTGGGCCTAACTGCTGAGATCCTTGCCTCAACGTGTTCTGCAATGGTTGATAATGTGTATTGTCGTCCGCCGGAAGCTGTATCTGCTGAGGCGTCTTCTCTTTTGATAGTGACTAGGATGTTTTGGCCTTGGAGAGACACTATTGTACCTCAAACATACTAAATTCTCTGAAAATCCTTTCTTTGAATGCTGGATGACATATAAACATCATCTTAAACTTGATAGGATCCATGTAAGAGTACATTGCTGGCTCTTTGATCTTTATAACCTTGGTTTTCTTAAATGGTTGCCAAGGAAATGAAAATAATCGTTCCCATAGAGTTCTGGGAACCTCTTCTTCCTTTTCAGCAAGAGAGTTAGTATCCCACTTGATATCTATAAAACCAAGGTTAACTGCTCGGCCTTTGTAACCTAAGTCAAAGCTTTTGTATTGTTGAGTCATGGGTAACCTCTTCCAGTAATCCCCAGGAATCTCTTTTTCTTTATCATGTTTAGAAGGTTTAGGGCCTGCACCACTCTAGGATCTGAGCTAATACTGTTCATCCAGGTAGCAGTTTCTCCATAGCTCTCCGAGTAATCCATACTCGACCAGGACTTGATAAACTTCTCACCCTCAGCAGTTAAGCTAGTAATTTGAGGGAGTAGATACTTCGCAATCTGGCAAACAGCCATTCGAAGCACAGATCCAAGTTTAGTGCCTGTAAACGCTCCTGAAGCAAACCCCGCCGTGTACGTTACCCTTACTCTAGCAGGACACTCGCACCCACACCACCTCCCCCTAGCCGTGCAGCAGGGAAATGCGCTACAGGCTACGGCCAAGATAATTCCTTGTTCTGCGTCGAGAGTAACTGCGCATTCTTCATCGTCTTGCCATTCACAATCACAGTCTAAAAAATGTAAAGAGGTCACAGTGTCTATGGATATTATACGTCTTTTCTTTAATTGTAGTTCCTTCTGGAACGGCCAAGGGTACTCCTCAGTCTGAGCCGTGGGAGTTAGAGGAGTCATCAGGTACTCCTCAGCCAACCACTCCCCAATGTCAAGAGCTAACTGAACCTGAGTAGATGTGTATGAACCTGTCGAATCTCCACAATAGTCAGAGAAATCCGAGGTGGTGACGATATCTGACATTAGACCTCATTGGATTGGGCCTCTCGTGCCTCCCTCATCTTTTTCATTTTCAACTCAGCGTACTTGTTTAAATCTTCTTCTGTAAAATCAAAGTTCTCAGCCAGGATCTCTAAAGTCATAACTTCCCGTGTGGTCATTTCTACGGCCAGAGCTTCTTTGACTACTTCAAGTATCCAAGTTCCTTGGGCTGCTTCCTTTAATTTTCCCATCACTCATATTTTAACACAGAAAGGGCGAAAATCAAAATGTTTCGCCTCGAGTTCTGAAAATTTTAAGGTTCCACCTCTTGACAAAAACTGAATTCTGTGTTATAATGTAATCACAACAATGAAAGGAGCGCAGATCATGAATAGAATAGCGATATGTGATTTTTGTGGGAGTAAAATAACAATAGTCATCAGGATGTCAGCCAATCGGTTCGATGACATGTACGTAGTATGTAAAACCTGCGGTAAGAAGGCAGATATTAACATTGAATATGACAACGAAAGAACCTCAGAGTTTGACTAGCTAAGCATAACTCCATTGAGTAGGTTGCACCTTAGAGTGTGGACACCTTTGGGGAAGAGCAAAGTCCTCTAGCGAAAGCTAGGGGCTTTGCCATTTTTCCACCCAATCCCTCACCAGAACCTCAAAGTCGTAACTCCTAGCACATTCCTGAGCAGTGTGCGCCATATTCATTAGTTTGGCTTGATCCATTAGGAGCGAATTAACTTTCGACACAAAGTTCCAGTCGTGCTCAGAAGTCCCAACTTCTCCTGGAATCAAATAACCCGTTTCTCCATCTACCACTCGCTCGTGTAGAGCAGCCACGTCGGAACAAACCAAAACAGATCCTGCTGCTGCTGCCTCTAATGCCGATATACAACACGTCTCCTTAAAGGCGGTGGGGTACAAAAACAGTTCAGATTTAAGCTGCCACTCTCTCAACTCCTCTGCTCCAACGTGGACATGGTTGACAATGTTGTGCCCGGTCTTTTCTAAAAATTCAGCTTGAGCGTACTGAGCAGCGCACATATTCTGGTTCTCCTCGGGTTTCGCTCCCCAGCCGTAGTAACTTGAAAATAAGTGTAAAGAAGCCTCTGGCTGGAGGACTTGGATTTTGGGCCAGATGTCGAGGATATGAGACAAGCCACGTTCAGGAGTACTGGTATGGATGCACATGCCTCGAACTTTGTCAATTTTCTTCTCAAACTCCTCTAACTTGATTCCGTTGGCTGTAACCATGCAGTATTCATCTGGAATATTCTCCTCAGTGGCAATTTTGTCTTTTTGCCACTGAGACACAAACATCACCAAATCAACCAACCCATTTCTAACATCATCTCCTAGTCCAACACTTTCCGTGTCAGCCAGGATAATGACCTTGAGTCCCTTAGGGCGCTCTTTGAAAATCTCCCTCATCCGGAAACTGACGAAGACATCTCGGTCCTCCTGGGGGTTGAAACGAGAGATGTTAGACCAGAAAACTTCACTGGATGTAGTTTCAATGGGAGAGCGGTTATAGAGCCTCACTTGGTGGCCCTGTCTGGCTAGTTCCCTTGCTGACTGGACGATAAACCCCTCAGTTCCACCTAAGCCTTTTTGTTCTAGGTCGGAGTCAGTAAATGGGGGGTTGTTGCTATAATGCAGATCAACCTTCACTTTAACCTCCTCAGGACTTTATTCTGTAGCTTCTCAATCTTCTTTATTCGCTGCTGCTTTAGCTTTTGCAGTTTGGCCTTGTGCTTCTCTGTTACTTTGATATGAGCTTCTCTGTACCAATCATGCAGTCGTTCCTGCTCTTCTTTTGATAATCCCGACTGCTCAATTAGTTTGTAAATTTCCTTCGCTTCTTTCATACTCCTCCTTCCACGGCAGAGCGAATTTGTAGTCGTCGTACTTCATAAGTTGGCTCATTCTAAACCGGAAAATCTGTTCGTTCTTCTGAGCAGTTGCTGTGTTACCGCTCCCACCAGCGTAGTGCACCAATTGTGCTTTTGGTTGATAAACTACCTTGTAGCCTAGCCTCTGAGTCAGGATGCACAACTCACAATCTTCAAAGTTTCCTGGACCGTAAATCTCATTGAATCCCCCAACTTGTTTGAAAATATTTCTCCTAACCATCAAACAAGCGCCAGTTACAATCTGGTGTTCTCTGCGAATGTTAACTCTCGGGTCATCTGGTGGCCAACCTACGCAGATATGGAATGGCTGACCTAGAATATTCACAGCCACCCCTGCGTGCTGGATTGTTCCTGCAGGCCGTTTGGTGTCTCCCCCAGTGTCTTCTGGAAAAATGAGTTTGGCTCCTACGACCCCAACACTCCAGTCGTCAAACTCATCTACCATATGCTTCAACCAACCGTCTTCAATGATCTCGATGTCGCTATTGAGAAATAAGATTAGTGGGGCAGAACATTTCTTGCTAGCCCAGTTGTTTATTCCAGCAAACCCTCTGTTCTGGCCAGATCTCAGAACTTTGGTGTGGGGACGGGATTGGATACTGTCATAATATTTATAAAGCTCTCCTCGTCCCCGTTTGTTGGGAGTACAATCGTCTGCTATGATGAGATTATAGGGTACTCCTGCATCGAACTGGTCCAGAGTATTTAACAGGCTTTTTAAAAATTTTAGCCCACCATAAACTGCAACTATGATGTCTACAGGAGCGCCGGTTGGTTTTCTCTTTCTTTTTTTTCTCATAAAATTTTAAGGTTCGACCCCTTGACAAAATGATGTTTTTGTGTTATAATGTAAGTACAAACAATGAAAGGAGAATTAGAATGGCTGATAAAGAGTTATTTGATAAGATCAAAGCCTACATGATTGAAGTTATGGACGAGCATATTGACCCCCTCACAGATGAGACGAACACAGCCACATTGGTAGAAGATGCTGCTGATAAGTTCGGCCTATATGTGAAGGACAAAGAGGGCAGTATCTACCCGGAGGATTGGCTATTCGACCTTGCGTTCTACGTATACCGAGATTATTGCCCTTAGTCAACTAAGATCTCCACACAATCCTCCCAAGTTGGGTAGTCACTAAAATCTCCCACCATTTCCGGATGATTGAAAATATGGTCGATTGCTTCGGCAGCAGCTTCCTCATCTATCCAGTATCTCCTTTGGTTGCCGAGTGGAAATATCGTGGGGGGTCCCTTAGGCGGAATTTTTATTCCTCCAGGAGCCTCACTGATGGCAGTACAATCCGTTGCCACCCAAGGAAGCCCACAAGCTGCTGCCTCCCTTAAGATTAACCCATACCCCTCCGCCTGACTAGGAAGTAGGAACACATCTGCTGCTCTGTAGTGCTCTCTTAGTAAATCTTTTGATAATCCCCCTACCCAGACAAAGCGGTTCTGTAGGTCGTAATCTCTTGCCAGAGCGTGCAGATCCCACCCCTCGTAGGGGCTCCCCTTGTGCTCTTTGCTCGGGGCTACAATGACTAGCATCGCTTCTTCTTTGAGTCTAGACACAATCTCAAAGCAGGCGGGGAGGTTCTTGCGGTCATTGTTGTCTGCAACTGTCAAAACGATTTTACTATTTGCTACGCGACTTAAAACATCCACAGGAGGTTCATTTGATTTGATCGCTATGTGCTTGAGCCAAAGTTGCCCACACTTTCCTCTAGCTAGGTTATTGTCCCCGGGAGTCCAGTAGTCTATATCTAAACCAAGAGGTAGGTAGGTAGTCTCTAATCCTGCTTTCTTACAAACTTCAACTCCAAAACGAGAAATAACAAACCGTCTATCTAACTTCTCTGCTGCCTCCGGCCAAAGGAGGGGCCAACTTTCTATAGGAAAAACTGCTGTGTATTCCCAATCTCTATCTTGCAGCGCGTTCTCTAGCCTAAGGTGTTTGTGAAGGTCAAAGATGAAAATAGTGTACTTAGCTTTAACTGCATCTCTTAGGTGGTTTACGTGGGCGGGGAGGGCTTGATAGATTCCAGAGATCAATGAAAATGGATAAGTGTGGTATTCTCCTTTGTAGCCGCAGTCAATAATATAGACATCATAGTCTCTCCCCAAAACCTTTCCAATCTCATGGGAGATAACTCGGTAGGAGATTGCGTCGTGGTTGGCAATGATAATACTTTCACACACCTACTACCTCCAGGATTTGCTGTGCTCGGTGTCTATACGTATGCTTTTCTACAATCGAATTATGAGTGTAAACAGTCTCACACTCCAACGCTTCTTTGATGGTTGGGACAATTTCTTCCAAACTCTGGTAGGTAAACACTCCGGGGCAATTTCCCAAACCAGGAAGAAGATCCAATCCTAGAACATAGTTTGTAACGAGCGGAATTCCGCAAGACATGATCTCGAAGACTCGCATATTTATATCGTAGGCGATGTTTTGGCCGTAGAAGGAGCTAATGTTAAATCCAACTCGACTCTGCCGGTAAACTTTGGCCCCATCTTCCATAATTGCGCCTTCGATCCCCGGCCAGTAGAAGTTGAACTCTTTACCCAACTTGTCTAAGATCTCTAGGCGGGTTGGATCATAACAATTTCCCACAAACGCTACATCGTAAAGTTTGTTCTCCTTGGGATGGCTAGCCCAGACCTCGGGATCAGCAGCCAGCGGGAGCCAGGTAGAATCTATTCCCTTATCTCTTAATCTTAAAGTATCCTCATACTGAGCCTGAAAAACCCAACCACCAGCTTTGAAAATCTTTTCAGCCTGGGAATCATCATCTGGTTGCCTAACATCAGGATTGCAGTTTCTCCTTGAGTCAATAAACCAAAAAGCGCATCTGGACGCCCAACTATCCTGTACAACCAAAGGGCCGCCGCTGTCTACACACAAGTATAGGTCGACGGAAGGGTCATCTTCAGGAACTTGACCTTGAGTGATAAAAGCGTTGTGCCCCAGTTCTCTTAGCGCCTTCTCGAGGTATGTTGCTGGGTTATATCTAATGTAAGCTGCTACTGGGATCTGTATTTTCATAATATCCTGTTTGGCACCGCCTCTTTATCAGTGCCCGGTCCTTCGCTGCTCTCTGAGTTTGTTCCGGGATAGAGATGAAAGCATCCATAGTTTTATGTAGCAAGTGCTCGATGTAAGTATTTTTTAGTTCTGGTATGCGCTCAATTTTATATCTCAATTTCTGGACCATTCCACTTAGGTCTACATCATCGGCTACCAAAGAGAATTGCTCATCTGAAAAATATCCTCTGCTCTTAATAATTTCGTCGTGAACTCTTCTCGGTATGCAATCCCAGCCACCACCTATGAACGGAACACAGGTCTCTTGCATCCAATCTTGCCCAGCCATACCTACATCTGGGGTCATTGCCGCGTCTAAGATATTTAGCCATCCTGTCTTGTGGAACAGAATATCGTTGTTAAATAGTATCACCCTTTCACCCACAGTTAGCGGATACACTGTGTTTCGTGCTTTGGGCATAACCCCTTCCTGACCTCGGCTATCCCAGAAGTGGTATTGAAAACCTACACAATTTTGAGTAACTAAATTAGGGATTAGCTCCTGAGCTTTCTCCTGTGTGCCATCAATAGACCCATTGTCCACAAACCAAAACTCATATTGAAAATCTGCCCCAATGTGCTCAAAGAAAGTTCGTAGAAACGGTTCTGTTAAACTATCCCACAGGTTAAAGCAGACGACCATGATTGAATACGGAATCAACTGTATTTCTCCTTTAGCGCGCAAAACTTTTTGAAAATTTTCTCAGGACTAAAGTCACTAAAATTATCCCCCAGAAAATAATCTAGGTCAAATACTCCCCAGCCCCGCATTAACTCAGTGCCGTCGTAGTTGATATGAGAATCGCTATAAGCCTCTCGTGTATGCTGATCGAAGAAGGCTATGGTTGGGACTCTTTGAGACAACGCTAAGTACATCATACCCCCAACTGCCCCCAGAAAATAGTCCATCTGTGCCATTTGACTAATCAGGGGAGCGACCGAGTTGTGAGTCCACCCCAAATCTACAAAGTTCTTCTGAGGCTCCAGTTTTACCTCTAGGTCATCCATACCCCCTAAGCGGAAAACAGTCCCCTCGAATTCTTCTTCCATAATCTCAAGGAAAGCGTTCCAATACGGCCAAGCCTTTTGGCGATCTTGCGTCCCAGCATGAGTGTGAATAGCTACAAAGGGTCGTTGGTGTTGCCCCCAGTCATAAGGGAATGACTGGAGAACACTTTCTGAAGGAGTAAAAGCCAACCAGTTTACGGCATTCGTGGGGTTGACTTTTGTCTGAAAGTGGTTCACCGCCCAATGGCCACAGAGAGTAGGGAGGGCGGGGGAGTAGGTGTGGATGTCGGTCATAAACACACCAACAGTCATGCCCCAGGCGATATCTCCCAATAGTGGTTTGAGTTCTCTAATAAGAATTTGGGCACATTCTGACCAGTTCTCTGGCCTTGGGTACCGCCGCCAGTCATCGTTTAGCCGTGCGTGGCGGTGTGCTATCATGCTGAGGTGGTAGTGGTCTTTAATGAGAATCCGCCAGGAACAAGGGAACCGCTCTACGAGGGGCTCGTAGCGGGTGGGAGTTACTATGACAAGGCGTTTGTCGTTGATAATCGCATCTTGGAGTTCAGTAAAGTAAACAGCAGGAAACCAGGGGATGATCTCTCCCATGCAAACAAGAGGGGTTAGAACCTTGGCCTTGCGTTCGTCTTCGTCGAACTTTTTGATAATAAGTGATTCTCGTTCCTCAATTTGTTCCATCCATAATCTCTCCATAGAGTTTGTTATACTTTTGTGCCATTACTCGAGCATCAAATAGCTCCCGAACTCGTGCCTGCCCCTTCTCGCCCATATACTCTCTAAGTGGATTGTTTTCCAACAAAGCCAAAATAGTATACGCCCACATCTTTCCATGATACTCCGCATCCCATCGGTCTTCCCAATACTGAGGAGGAACCAAATAAATAGCGTAAGGCCCGCCCAGCTCAAGGTTGGTTGCACATAGAGACCCAATCATAGGCACCCCTGCTCCCATGATCTCAGCACCAACTCGGCCAAATCCTTCAAAGAATCCCCAGGTAAGGAAGCAACCGATGTCCATAGCTCCGTAGGCCAGATCTTTTCTCCGAATGCCTCCAGGAAGCAGGACATTCGCCCCGATCTCTTTTGCCAAGTCTTTGGCGGGCTCGTAACCGTCTTTATCCCCAAACATAATGAATTGGACCTCTGGATTGACTTCCTGAGTGTATTTTGCTATGCCGATAAACGCTCCCGGCCCCTTCCAAACAATAAACCTACCAATCCACCCGACGACAGGTTTGTCAGGATCCAACCCCCAGTGCTCCTTTGCTGCTCGTTTATCACTGCACTGGAGCCGATCCACGTCTACACTGTAGTAGATGAGTCTATGCCTATCCTCGGGGATATTATGGTGATAGTCGGCCTGCATCTGGCAAGGCGAAACCACCCACACTTCGTTACGGTAGTCCCAATGCACAGGTCCTCTTGTAGCAATAGTTGCCACACAAGGGATACCTTTTTCTAACCCAGCATCTATGGCTGCACAGCCAGTGTTTGCTCCTGGGTGCCCGTGGACAACGTCAACATGAAAAGATCGAAATATCTTTTTTATGTCTTCTTTCTCATTACTTACAACGATGTGAGGAACTCCCAGTGCCTCGAACTCAGCGTCTGTCCTCTCGTCGTGGTGCTTATCGGCATAGACAAACTGGATATTGCTTCTATCAGAGTATTTGATAATATCGAGAACGTGATCCGTAGGCCCGCCCAATCCGGAGCCTTGGAGGTATTGTAGAATAGTTATCATGCTAACTCTCTGTACAGATCGTTGTACTTCTTAGCCATTATCCTCGCATCAAATAAATCTAACGCTCGTTGTTTTCCTGCTTTAGCCATATCCAACCTAGGTTGTTCACACTCCAGTAAGGCCAAAATCGTATGAGCCCATGTTTGGCAATGATAATCTGCTTTGTGGTTGTCGTTCCAGTAGTTTGGAGATGGGAGGTAGATTGCATAGTCCCGAGCAATCTCAACATTGGTTGAACAATGTGAGCAGATCATTGGAACTTCGGCGCCAAGCATTTCCGCAGCCACTCGGCCGAACGCTTCTCCAAAGGTTGGAAATAGCCCCACATCCATTGCTCCGTAGGCTAGATCCTTTTCTCGTGTACCCCCAGCAAACACCACCTCAGCTCCGAGTTCCTTGGCCAACTCTTTCGCGGGTTCATAGCCATCTTTATCGCCGAACATGATAAACTGGATGTTTGAGTCTACTTCCTGAACCCGCTTCGCGATCCCAATAGTAGTCCCCGGGCATTTGAAAGCGATGTACCTTCCCATCCAACCGACTACGAACTGGTTTGGGTTTAACCCCCAGTGCTTTTTGGCTGCCCTTCTGTCTGCACACTGCAAGCGATCTATATCTACTCCATGATATATAAGTTTTGCACCGACTGGCTGTTTACTAAGCAATGATTGGCTTCCTGCCACAACAGCTACTAAACCCTCGTAATCACGGTGTATGGGTCCTGCGGTTCCTACAGTAGCAATGGCTGGAACTCCTAAACTGAGTGCTGTGTCTAAACTATCACATTTTGCATTCGCACCAGGTTGGGCGTGTACAATGTCAACAGTTTTGATAATCTCCCTTAACTCATCAAAGGAGACTTCTTTGTGATACTCAACTCCTAATTCTCTAAACTCAACTTCTGTTCTATCATCGTTGTGGTAGTTAGCAACTACAAATTGAAAATCTTTAGAGTATTTAATGAGATCTAAGGATAAGTCTGTTACACCCCCCAAACCTGAGCTTTGTGTAAAATGCAAGACTTTAGTCATGGCTTCCTGTAACCTCGAAGTAGTGTTGGAACGTCTACAATGTTATAGCCAGGAGGTTTTTGCCATGATTCGGACAATAGTGGTATGTCCATTGGTTCGCAGTAGTGTGTATTTTCCATAATTTCCGTACAGGCTGAGTATACTCCCGAACTGACAGGTTTATTAAGCTTTACACTGGGCAGCACCCAGTCATGAAACACAATAACTCCACCCTTCCGTAGCATTGGGTAGTAATCCAGTATATCTTGCTTCACACATTCGTAGGAGTGTCCTCCATCTACAAATACTAAATCCAACCCCTCCTGCTCCCCCCGCACTCGCTTAGCAGCTTCATGTGAGGGCATACTGACATGCGCAACTCGATCTTGTATTCTAGAGTAGACTCTATCAAAAGGAACGAATTGCGGAGCGGGGTCAATTGTGTACCCTCGAAAGTTGTCACCGAACGTTCGCTTCATGGCGGAATACATGAGCAAAGCAGACCCGCCCTCCCATGTACCAATATCTACAAATACCTTAGGAGTTGGAAGAGCGTTTAACATTTTGCAAACCACATACCAAAGACGGAAGCGATCTTGTACTGCCATTAGCACTTTGACACCTTGGTGTGTGGGATCATCTTCCATAAACGCATTCAGTAGTTGCTGAGGAAGCTCTGGGTTAGTCTCAAACGGTGGCCCGTATCTTTCAGATAACATTATCCCTGCACCAGTCCCTTCCGCACGTACCTGCTACCCAAGTCTACGGCTACAACCACGACTAGTATCACAATGATAATCGTGAGGGTTTCCTGTTTCCTAAATAGCCGGGTTGTTTCGATTAACTTCAATCCAAGACCGCCAGCACCCACCATGCCCATAATAGCAGCGTCTCGTATGTTGGATTCTAGGTAGTACAGAATGCGACTTATAAACAGCGGGAGGACAAGGGGCAGCATTCCGTAAAACAGCACCTGCACTTCGTTTGCCCCATCTACTCTCATTGCTTCCAAGATCTCTTTTGCGTGTGTGGACATTGTCTCGATTGTTTCCGAGAAATGTTTTGTTAAGGCTCCTGAGCAGTGGAGAGACATAGCCAAAACCCCCGCCAGGGGTCCTAACCCTGTCGCGCACACGAAAAGAAGCGCCCACACTAGAACGGGAACAGATCGTAGAATATCGGCGACAAGCCTAACTGTGTAATAGCATGGAGGAGATACTGTAGTTTCTTTGGCAGCCAAAAAAGACAAAGGTAGGGCCACCATAGTTGCTAAAGTAATCCCAGACACCGCCATTTGTACTGTCTCCAACAGAGGAAGCCACAACTCTGGCAGGATGCTCCATTCTGGGGGAAACATCCCTAACGCATAATCTACAGCAAATGGAAGTCCACTAACAACTTTGGGTAAATCTACAACAGTTTCTGAGACACTTACTAGAAAAATCGCTAGCAGAACTACAAGATATGCGTTAGTCCCTTTCAGGAATTTCCATGCCCGCTGCACTCCGGATACCATCAAACTCCTCATCTGAGCACCTGGCCAGCCCACTCCACCCAAACTTCCACGCTTCAATCATCTCGCCAGGAATGTTGACTAAGCACTCTGTTACCTGCTCTTTCAACTCCGGATCCATGGATTTCACTGCAGCGATAGGTGGATTGGGAATGGGATCAGATACCCAAATGATAGTCATCTCATCTTTTCCGATAACTCCCAACTCCTCAGCTATTCCAACGCGCGCTTTGGTCGAAGCAGCAGCATCAACTGTTCCGTTCTTGACCGCGTTGAAAGCCGCATCATAGCTACCAGAGAAGATAGTATCTTTGGGAGTAATGTTATTCTTCTCCAAGTATTTGCGAGGCATAAGATGTCCAGAGGTTGAGGCAGGGTCTAGATAAGATAGTGTTTTATCTTCTAGCTGCTCGACATATGTAATACCGCTATCAGTGCGAACAAAGATAACGCTATAGTAGACATCACTGCCAGACTTAGCGTCAACAGCATAGACAATAGCCTCAATCTCAGCGCCCGAATCCACACCTAGCACATAGCTGTACGCCCCCAACCTGCCTAACTCAGCATGCCCATACTTCATTGCCTCAATCGTAGCAGTATAGTCGGAGACCGTTTTAATCTCAAACGGTCTGTCTAGGCACTCAGTCATATACTCTGCAAACGGCGCGTAAATCACTTTGCAGGTGTCAGCATCCTCCAGTGGAATAACCGCCATAGTCACAGCACCGGTTTCTTGCCCCACACAGCCAACAAGAACAACAACCAACAGTAGTAACACGCTTAATCTTTTAAGCATCTTTATCTCCTTTTCTTATTGTTTCTCTTATTTGTGACGTGGATACATTAGGTGTAGCTTCTAGTATTCCGAACTCGATCCCCCTCTCTATTAGATGCTCAAAGCACTTTACTGTCCCACAACTTGAATCGTACCACGTGGATCCAATGATAATTTTGTCCACCCCATACTCTTGTAAAGTCTCGAAGGTCGGAATACCAGAGTGAGGAACAACACGGTCGACACACTTAAGCGATCCAATTATCTCAGCTCGCTGTTCCCAAGGTATAGTAGGAACGTGTTTAAACTTCAGCATCCACTCGTCTGTGTTTACTCCCACGATCAAGAAATCGCCTTCGAGTTTGGCTCTCTCTAGCAACCGCAAATGACCAACGTGAAAAAGATCCCAACAACCGTTCGTGTAAACCACTATCACCAGAGTAACCCGCCCTCATCTTTTAGACGACCTCGTAACCCCTTCCAGAGCCATTGGAGCACGTTGTTGGATCTGTCCTCCCTGTACTTCCAAAGCATAACAGCGGTAAACGCAGTGGTAAAAATACCAAACGCCCAGAAGCACTGGTCTTTGGTGTCGGCAATGTTAAGGTTGTGAGCAAACATAATCCAATATTCAATATGGGTATGCAAAATAGCCTTAGTAGAAACATCTTGACAGGACCTGCGTCTACGAACTTTAGTACCCAGCCATACGTATTTCATGCGTATGAAGGTAGTGTAGGCAATCAGAACCCACCAGATAGTATCTACAATTTGTGTTTTTGTCATTGGGCTCTCCTAATCTTTTCTTTGATTTCTGTGCTAGATTTTAACGGATGGGGGTATCGCGGTACAACTATAACTCTACCGCTGAACTCTGGATACTGTCTTACCTCGTGGTCTGTAGACTCAAATAATATATCTGGTTTGATCTCGAGCAAATTGTCGAGGGGTATGTACTTTTTCTGAGCTACAGCCATGTCTACACATTGCAGAGCACTAACCAATCTAAGTCGATCTTGAAATGGCATGGTGGGCCTCGGTTTCTTTTCCATCGCTGCCTCATCAGTTAATACCCCAACTACAAGTTTATCACAAAAAGATCTACAATTCTCCAGATGGAGTAAGTGGCCAATATGTAAAATATCTGCGACAACATAAGCATAACCTACTTGCATGTAATATCCTCCAGTTGTGCTTTTGCTACTTTAACCTCAGGGGAGTTTGGATTGAAAATATTTTCGCGTTCCTTGGGGTCTGCTGTCAGGTCGTACAACTCTTCCCCCCACCGCTTCGTGTGAATGTACTTCCACTCTGATGTCCGAACAGAAACCTTTTCTGAAAATATATATGGGCTATCGTACTCAGGATTACTCTGTTTCCAAATGTAGGATATAATTTTAGGATATGATGCTTGTGAGATCGCGTATGGTGAATGATAATCCGCAGGATCTGATTCTTTGTGGCCAGCGAGATCTAAAACAATGTTGTAGATCTTCTTTAGCTCTACTTGGCAATCTATCTGCTGAGGGGCTAAGTCAGGGGCCCAAACAATTAGTGGAACATGAAGGAGTTCATCATAGAAAACACAGGTATGCTCAAATAAGTAGCGATCTCCCATCCACCTATCACACATTGCCTCCCCATGATCTCCGTAGAATATAAATGCAGTGTCCTCTAAGTATCCTTTTTCTTCTAGCCAGGCCCATAGAAGGTTAAGGTTATGATCTTGATAGTGCACCCCCTCATCGTACCTATCTTTGGCCTCCTGGCATTCCTCTTCCCCCCATATAACTGAGCCAGTGTAGTACTGATCTGGTCTAGTTTCTAACCTTCGGGATTTGGCATAAACCTCAAACTCTTTGGGCACATTGAAAGGAACATGGTTATCCCTTGTTCCCACCCACAAAAAGAAAGGCTCTTGGGGTTCGAATGTATCGAAAAGTTTATTCAGGAGCCTGCCGCCCCAACCCTCGATAGGCGGATCTCTGAATAATGTATACTCATAAAAGTGGTCAAACCCCCTTGATAATCCAGACCGATCTGTTACCCAACTTCCGTCCATGTAAGACCATGTTGAGTATCCCATCCCTTTGAGAGTTTCAGCTAGCAGCGGTTGGTTGGGCAAAGGAGTTACTGTTCCATCTAATTTTGTATTTTCCATAAGCGCACCATGCTCATAAGGATACTTGCCAGTGCAAACAGAATAGTGTGATGGTAGTGACCAATAAGAATGAGAGATTGCTTGATTGAAAATCCAGCCCTGCTTAGCTATTAAGTCAAGGAAAGGAGTTGTCTTTCTCTCATACCCATATATCGAACAGTGATCGTATCTCAGACCATCCCATGCCACTAATATGATATTTCTCATATACCTAACCCGTCTAGAAGATGTAGACTATCCCAAACTGGACCGTTAGCTCGGTGGTCTGGGTGATAGATATTATTCTGCTCTCTGGGATCTTGTGTTAGGTCGTAAAATTCGTCCCCGCGCAGGCTCCGAATGTACTTCCACTCCGGCGTCCGAACCGAAACTTTGGGCGAGAATAGTTTTGGGTTATCATATAAAGCATCCACCATCCAATAGTCTTGCATTATAAGATTAGGAAAATCTACCGAAGACACGGCGTAGGGATCTAATCCAACCGACCTTTCAGATAACCCGGTCTCGTGTGCTACCATATTAAAAACATACCGGAGTTCGATTTGGTCATAGTTTACTTTCGATTTAATTCCCTCTCCCCATACTACTAAGGGAACTCTTAGAACCTCATCGTATAGCATACACGTATGATGGTACAAACCGTGCTCACCGAAATACTCTCCATGATCTCCGTATAGAATGAAAATAGTATCCTCTGCGTAATCCTCTGCACTAAGCCACTCTACCAATCTCTTTAGTTGGTAATCCATGTAGACCATAGCTTCGTCGTACCTATCTCGAAGCTGACCAAACTCCTTCTCCCCCCAGGGTAATCTTTCGGTGAAGTATAGATTTACATTTGTGTGAAGAGAGCGATCCGACGCCCATTGAAAAAACTGTTCTGGCACGTGGTAAGGGTCATGCGCGTCTAACCAATGGGAGAAGAAGAAAAAGGGCTTTTCAGGTCTGAAAGTGTCAATCACCTTGTCTACAACTCGGCCCCCACGGCCTTCAGGCGATTGTTGAAAAAGACGGTAGTCGTAGAAATGGTCAAATCCCCTTATATCAGTAGCGGGGTCTATCCATGAGTTATCAGAATAGCACCAAGTTGAGTAGCCCACCTCTTGCAGCATTTGTGGGAGAAGCTTATTCCGCCTCCAGTCTGTAAATGTTTGGGCGCGGTGGGGACCTCCTGCGGTACGCATTGTCGCGCCGTGCTGCCAAGGATATTTTCCAGTAAAAACAGTGTATGCCACAGGCAGTGACCAAAAGGACTGGCTAATAGCTTGGTCATATACCAGCTTTGGCTCGATCGAATCTAAGAATGGTGTAGTTTCCCGATCATACCCATAAAGAGAACAATGATCTCGTCTCGCACAATCCCACGCTAGTAAAACTATATTTTTAGTCATCTTTCCACTCGTAGACATTGCAGATTGGTCTAGCCGGTACACCGGCGGCAAACGTGTCGGCAGGTACGTCTCTTGTTACGACTGCCCCCGCGCCTATAACCGAGTTGTCTCCGATTGTAACTCCACCAATGATAATCACGCCCGTGCCGATAAAAACATTTCTACCGATGAATATATCTTTTGTTTTGGTTGTTTTCCGGTGATCTGGGTGTATGGGGTGGTAGGCAGTTGTGATATGTACCCCCATACCTACTTTAATATCTCTGCCGATATGTACGTGACTGCCTGGAGGGATATTGAAAAAGCAATCGTTAAAGTCTGTCCAAGTGACCCCCTCTTCTAGATCAAGGCCGGATGGCTGGTTTAGTATCTGAGGGCTAACTTCTCGGCCCTGTTGCCTTACGACTAACTGACCATCTCCCCACCTACTGCTACCCATCTGTCACCTCGTGCTTTAAGAACTCCTGTCTAAACGACTCCCACAATATAGGCAAGAACTCTCTCCAGGGAGTGTTGGTTGGATAAATCCTTCTAATCATAAAAGTCTTGATGATTTGATACACAACAGTGTAGAGCTTATTTACCCAATGAGTATGCCTTACCCTAATTAGCCGCCGGATAGCGGGCCAAGCCCTCGGGATGACGACAGCAATCATACCGAGAAGGGCGATATTGCTATGGACATCCTTCTCCTGTTCTGAAAAACTATTAAGAGGGCTCCTGCCCATATAGAACTTTGGAATAGCGTTAAAGTCTCCGTCATATAAGCCTCGTTCGATCACACTATTACCTAGGTCAGTTCCAGGATATGGGTGGAACACTGGGAACTCCGCATAGTCGGCGCCCGCCTTAATATTAAACTTCACGGAATAGACGTCGTCCGCGATTGTAGCATCAGGCAACCCAACTATGGTGTTTGAAAACGTCATGATCCCATACTTCTTACACAAGGCGAACGCATCAAGTATCTGCTGATCTGACATATTGCGCCTTAGTTGGTCATTTCTGATTGACTCTCTGCCGTGCTCAATGCTCATTGAGATTGTAGTACAGCCAGCTTCTTTCAGAACCTTGATAATATCTTCAGTTAAGAGGTCTGCGCGGGTCAAAATGTAAAATGGCAACCCAATCTCAATTGGATATCTGTCTCCAAACGCAACCAGCCAGTCATCCAAGGAAAATGCGAAAACATCGTCATAGAATTTGACAACGGCTAGTGGGTAATTCTTTTTGACATACTTCAACAAATCTAAGATATAATCTACTGAGTGTCTTCTAACCAGCTTGCCTTTGCCGGAGTATAATTTCTTCCAAGCATGGTTAAAGCAATAGGAGCAGTTGTAAGGACACCCCCTACCAGTTATAAAACTCTTGAGGTTGTTTCCCCCCATAGTTGTCCAGCTGTCCGGGGGCCCATAGAATATTGAGACATCCGGAACTGGAAGAGTGTCTAAATCGCGAACAAGAGGTCTGGGAGGGCTGTACCCATCTTTGGTCCTAAGATTCGGAATATCGTGTATTACTGACCCATTCTCAACTGCTAGGAGGAAATCACCAAAAGCTCCCTCTCCTTCCCCCACACAAACAGCATCGAGCGAGTCGTGCCCAAGAGCATCAGGGAAGAACGTCGGGTGGGGTCCCCCCATAATTGTCCATATTTCGGGATGCAGCTCGGATACAACTTTGTTGAACTGATGATAATATTTATGCTCACCTGTGCAGGAGGAGTAGGCCACCATGTCAGGCTCCCACTGGTTGATAACGTCCAAAACGTGTTGGCTTGCGATGACTGCTAAGCGAGTTTCCCAACCTAAGGTTTTCGCAACGGCAGAAAGATACTGCACGCCAATGGGAGCAATAAAACCCAGGTCATGCGCGACAAAAAGAACTCTCACCTCCAGTGTCTCCAGGGCGCCGCTTCGGGATACGGAAATCCCTCTTCTAAACGCCTATAGTATGTATCCTTTGCGTCCCTAAATTCTTGACTGTTAAATGTTTCATCCCAACCTATAAGAAGATGGTATACATTGGCATCTGGACAATACGACATCTTATTGTGTTTCTTTGCAACTTCCGCATATTCTATGTCTATCCAGTTACATGGGTAGAAAGGACTCACTAACCACCCAGCCATATACAAGTCACAAAACTTAGCAGAAACCATACACAAACCGTTTGCTCCGACATTGGGTACGTTCATCTCGGGCGCCTTTAAGTCATTTAGAAACATTAGCCCATCCCGCTCAGGGAGGTACCTATCGTAGCATATCATTGCATGGGTAAACCATTTTGGTTTGAACTCCATATCATCCGCAGTGGCTAAGCCTAAGATATTCTCACCAGGCCAGGTCTGTCTTACTAGTCCCCAAGCCGTGTTAATTGCGTCTGAGAAACTTTTGCTCTCCTCATAGAACACGACACTAACCCTAGATTTGTGGGGCAGGGATTCTACATACTGTGAGAGCTCCTCATATTCTGGACGGGACTGACCTACGATCATGATAATATGGCAATCCGATGTATCTAGGACATTCTGTACAGTTCTCTTGGCATGAGCTAATCTTCCGTGTGTGGCGCAAAACATTATTGCCTTAGCGTCAGCGTGCTTATCGATATTTGCTTTAATGGGTGAGTTGACATTCTTAGCACTCTTTTTGGGAGCGTCTTTCACTGCAGCAGGAGGTGTTGAAACCACGCTCTTTTTCTCTTTACTAGCCTTTTTGGTGGGCGGTTTCACAGATTTGTAGTATCTCCATGGTGCTTCTGGAATACCGTTGTACGAAAACATCAACTTGTTTCTCTTTTCAAACACAGTGTGGTCAATGTCAAAATCGTCAGTGTGTATGTTACTACTGTGGTCTAGCATTTGGTGAACAGCCAGCGCAGCAGGACATTTGTAGAACAAACCGAGCCTCAACGCTACCCTGGTTATCTCAAAATCCAAATACCAATGAAGATACTCAGGGCACAGAAGCCACCCATTTTGGTGGATGTCACAATACTCAGCGGTGAGCCCAGCAAACCCGGCTACGTTACAATTGGTACGCCCATCATTCCCCGCCAAAACAGCCACACCGGGCTGACCGGCGTCATTATACCCCTTTGCAAACCCCTCATACCAACCGGCATTCAATCTCATGTCGTCCGGCAGGGGAAACGCAAGGATATTTTTGCTCGGATTGCGGGTTCTTAGAATGCCGTATAACTCGTTAGTAACCTCAACAGATTGCCGCCAATTTCCCAGCCTCAGTAAGAACTGTTGAGGGTGCTTTCTTTGGATTTCTTGTAATCCTTTGAAAATACTTTTGTCTCCGTTAACTCCTATTGCGAGGTTGCATTCTGTTTTTAGTACTTCTTCTGCTATTTTTATCGCGCTGTTCAACCGTATAGTCGAAACAATTACCCAACTTTCTAGCATTAAAATGGTCCTTCACCAGGGATACACTCTCCAGGAAGACCTTTTGTTCCATAGAAATCCTCTTCCAATTTCCAGGAAGTAGGAGAAGGACAATCAGCAAATCCTTTTCTTCTCACACCTAAATACTCCTCTGCTACCCAGGCGGCGATTTCAGCAGATATACCACAAGCAATCCAATCCGGCTCCCAAATCTCAATGTATCCAGTTCTCTTAAGAGAGTTAAGAATAAGTTCCTTACCATAAAGAGACCTCAGAGATGAGACATCCACAATCTCTGCCACATGATTTTCGTGTATTGCTAGGGGGGTTGTGTAAGACATCCCAACTATAGTTTTTGTAGCTCCTGAACGAACGACCTTAACTCCAGGAAACTCTGTGTAATACCCATCTGGAACTTCATCCTCCAGATCATAGAGTCTACGGTGCTCAATAAAAATAACTGGATCCTGCTCCTCAAATATCGCGTGCAGGAGCATGCCTTTTGCATCGTAAGCATTGCTGGGAGCAATTACTTTTAGTCCAGGAATGTGGGCAAACGTTGAGAGAAGAGATTGAGAATGTTGAGAGCCCTGCCCCCAGCCTTTTCCGATAATAGCTCGGATCACTATTGGCACATGCTGTTTGCCACCCGAACTGTGGTGGATTTTAGCGGCCATGTTGACTAGCTGGTTCATTCCAACCAGCATAAAATCCACGCGTGCGTGTACAATTACGGGTCGCATGTCCATTAGAGCGGCTCCAATTGCAAACCCAGTGAATCCTTCTTCACAGAGTGGCATATCATAAGCCCTTGGAAGATCTTTGGTAGTCTCAAACACTCCTTTGGGATCATCAACCCCCTCACCCATAACAAAAACTGTTGGGTTAACTTCTTGTGCAATCTTCAGCGCCTCGTGAATTGCTTCTTTGTACGTTTTCATACGAAACAGCTCTCTGGGAACTCCGAAACCCTAGCAAACTCAAAGGCATCTTTAACTTCTTCGTTCACCGTAGTATCTTTTACTCCCCGCAACAAATCCAATTCTTGATCCAATCGAATAGCTACATCGTCCCTATATCCTAAATGAAAATCCTCCCCCGGTCCTACATGCTCCATCCACCTACAAACTTTGCAGTGAAGAAGCGCTGGATGATTATCTCGAACCGACCGGACTAAGAATTCTATCTTCTCTTTTACCTTAAACGGATCGTTGCCTTTCACAAATCCATATACTGCACCAAAACTCTCAACCTTATGCTTGACAGACCCGCAGAACCTGCTCTCAGTAGGAGAGTGTGTGGCATACCCATTGTCTTCCAGCACAAATAGAACAGGAAGCTTTTTCAATGCCGCAAAGTTTAAAGACTCCCAAAAAACCCCTTCATCGAGAGCCCCATCTCCAAAGGGAGCGACCGCGATTTGTCCTGTTCCTTTCATTTTGAAGGCCCAGGCGGCACCGACAGCTACTGGAATGTTGGAGGCGACGATTGATGAGGAAAGACTGACCCCAACTTCCGTATCTACGACGTGCATTGAACCACCCATGCCGCCTGAGCAGCCAGTTTTTTTGCTGTACAGCTCAGCGGCCAAGGCTCGTATATCTCCGCCCTTGGCCAGGTACCAATGATGATTTCTATGAGAAGGAAATACCCAGTCTGTTTGTTTAAGGTAAGAACAGACACCGACAGCTACTGCCTCTTGCCCGTTGCAGAGGTGGATCGGACAACGCATCAGCAGCTCAGACATATAGCGGTTTGAGACTTCCTCCTCAAACCGCCTTATACGCAACATATCTTTAATAAGAGGATCCATAGCCCTTCTTTCTCATCCACTTGACATTGATGGTTCTTGGGTCATTTTGACTCGTTTTGCTTTCGTGGATGGCCTCTAAGATTTCCATAATAGCGTCTTCAACGGTATACTGAGGTTTCCATTGAAAATACTCTTCCGCCCTATCCCCACGAACTTGGTAGGATCTGTTGTCTCTGCACTCTTCGATCAAGTTGATCTCGGCCCCGGTGCAATCACTAACCAGTTGAGCAATTTCTCCTGTGGTCATGCTAACAGCTGAGACATTGAAAATATTGGCTTCTGGATGTACTATCAGCCCAGGCCACTCAACAAGTGTACAATAGAAATTGACCATGTCTTGAATGTGAAGAAGAGAGCGGTACTGTTGCCCGCCCCAAAGCTCTATCTGACCGTCTTCTGCTGCCTGTCCTGTAAACCCGTTAACCATGAGATCAAACCGCATCCGAGGAGAGTATCCCATCAGAGTTGCTGGCCTTACAACAACCACATCTGGAATCTCGGGCTCTACAACCCGCTCCGCCCAAACTTTGGAGGCGGAGTACCTCGTTAGTGGTTTCAATGGACTATTTTCTGTAGCTTTCTCTTCACATATACCGTAGACAGAGGATGAACTAGCGTAAATTAGCCGCTGGCAGCCACAGCCTCTGACGACGTTGAGTGTTCCACCTACATTGGTTGTCCAAGTTAGATCAGCATCTAGCTCTGAGCAGGGGTCATTACTGATAGCTGCTAAGTGGACTATGCAATCTGCATCTCTGAGAGCTTTGGTAAACCCCTCAGTCGGCTCCCGAATGTCAACTTGGATGTTTTCAATACTGCCCTCTGGCCACTCATCGAACAGTAACCAATCAGCTACTACGACATCGTGGCCACGCTTGACTAATGTAGGAACCAAAACATGCCCCACATACCCTGCCCCACCAACAACCAGAACTCTCATGCCAGTAATCCTTTGATAAACTTCTTAAATTCAATTGGGTCAACCGGCTTGTTTCCAAATATTGACACCTTCATTGCCCCATAGGCGTTGCCTAGGAGCCCAACTACAGTCAGCGGAAGTCCTAAAGCGACCAAAGGAGCAGTGATTGATAAAAACGCATCCCCTGCTCCTACTGTGTCTACAACAGAGGATGCCACTGGAGGAAAATACTCAACGAATCCTCCTCCTTGGTAGGTGACAGATCCCTCGTGCCCGAGAGTAACTGCTAAAATATTTGCCACGTCTAGGTTGGCTGCTAAATCCCCAATAGCTCCTTTCTTATCGCCGCAAGCCAATCTAAGCTCTTTCTCATCAATAACAGCATAGTCTACATCATACCATTTGGTAACTAGGTTATAACCATAGTTGGCTGAATTGGTTTGAACGTTGACTGCCAAGAAGGGAGATTCTCCGATAATGTAACCAATTAGATCTTTTGTAAACAGCCCATGACCATAATCGCAAACTATAACAGCATCTACAGAACCAAGAAGTGCACCAACGGAGTTTTCTAAGTCTCTGCGAATGGTCTCTGGGTAGTCTTCATCGAGATGTATCTCTTCTGCGACCTTGCTACTTGTCCCCTTTTCTATCAGCCGCCGTTTGCGGATGGTTGGGTGCGAGCATAGGTGTGTGGTGATTCCCTGTAAGGCAAGGTTATCGCCGCAAGTAACCAAAGAAACATTTTCACAAAACTGAGCTAAATTACGTGCAACTACTGCTGCCCCTCCTGCGTACGTGTCCTCACTTAGATGCTGCATCGGAACCATAACATCTTTTGAGGAGCGATTTAATGCCCTACAGAGCACATACTCATCTCGAATGTATTCTCCAACAACCAAAACCTTGAGATCTCTAAGTTCTGTAAAATAATTTTCAATGTCGCGATAACTAACGAGATTCTTTACTTTGGCAATAAGTCTCTCAAGGTCTGGGCCAAGAGATGTTTGGTTGATTACTTTCGAAGATGAAAAGTCACCTATCATCCTCAGAAGGGCAACTCGTCCCCCGTAACCTTCTACAAACTCTTTTTCTTTGATAATATGGTTGGAAGGGCAATCTAAAACTTCCTCTCCTTTACAATAGACGTCTGGCCGAATCGCTTCCAAAACATCCATAGCATCTGGGGATTCATTTACGGCGACTAAATCTACATACCTAATCGCCTCTACGACAGAAGCTCTCGTTTGTTGGTTGAAAACCGGGCGGCTGGGACCCTTTCGTACAAACTCATCTGGTGTTAAAGTAACAACCAGTATATCGCCGCAGCTTTTTGCTTCTTTTAGGTGCTGAATATGCCCCGCATGTACTACATCGAAAACACCGTGACAAAGGACAATTTTCTTGCCCTGCCGTTTCTCTTCCGCGCACGTGTGATATAGGTCTAGTAGTTCCATATTAGTCTATAATTGATACATCAAGGTTAAACTTGCCACAAAGGTACAACTTGTTCCTGTGAACCTCTAACGGACCTAGCACGCCTTCGCGTGACTGGTGCTTGTGGTGGAACACTTTCAACCCAAAAGTAGGTTTTTCAACCCATCCCTTCTCCCTCATTCGAATTTGCCAGTCAACGTCTTCGCAAGTGCCGGGCCAGTAGCTCTCATCAAACTCTCCTACCTCTTCCCAAACCCCCCTCGAAAACATCCACAGACTTCCTTCGATAAAGGGAATTCCAGCCCAAACCATGTGCTGCATACCAGTACACCCACAGTTGGGATTCTCCTTTAGAGTAACCAGCATGGGAGTCAAAACGGGGCCCTGGATGACCATATCATTGTTTATCAAGCAGATGTAGTCGCCCCTTGAGTGGCGAATTCCAAAGTTCCACCCACCAGGCACCCCCAAATTCTCCTCAGATTGGAGAATTTGAAAATCCTTGAGCCAGACATGATTCCAGCCCTCAGAGACTCTCTGTAGTTCTTCCCAAGTCTCTCCGCCATCTGGGGATCCGTTATCGAGGATTATCAACTCACTCGGGTAATCCAACCATGAGAAGAAGGAGTCGAGGAAAGCGGAGGTTAGATACCACTTGCCATAGCAAAGGACGACAACGCTGACGAGTTCTTCCATTACTTTCTCGACCGAGATGTGGTGGCGTAATTGAGGAAGTAGCCTATGCCCGTACCAGCAAATGCAGAAAGCAGCTCGGGAATGTCTTGACCAGTTACCGCCAGGTAGATAACTGCCCCAACCAGACTCACTGTAATTATACCCGGAATCACCACCTCTTTGAGCAGTTCTTTCAAATTGCCACTCATGTTTTCCTCCTCTATATCATGTCTGCAAGTTGTTCCGCTAGCTCATCGTACTCGGATAGAATCGTTTCGATCTGAGTCAGTTCCAGTCGCATATTGGCGATAATCTGACCAATCGTTCCTGGGGTTGGGGGTACTGGGGGTTCCCCGCCTTGGTAGATCTTCTCTTCCCACAACGCATCCACATGGTCATGGTTCGTCATTCCAATCATACGAATGCCCACAAGCTCATCTGATGGGAGGTTGGGATCCCGAATCCACGCCCGATGAGGGCCCGTCCAAGGATCTTGATAATAGTCGGTGTAGGCCCCTGTCCCCATACCACTCCCACCTGCACCGTTCTGATCCAACCCACCCACATCTGCTCGATCTTCTCTGTCTGTTGTATACTGAGGATCCAACTCAGGTGCATCTGTCCACCAGAAAGCTCGGTGAGATTTTGTTAAATCTAGCGTCTCTTGAGGATTGACGACAGGGTTACCGCTGATGTCTTTTACCGTTGAGACAAAACTAGCATGCCCAGTTTTAACCCACAACGTAGTAATTTGATAATAGTGGTCACCATCTTGCAACCCAGAGGGAGGAGAAATCGCTACCCCGTACTTAGCCATCTCCTCCGCAGCTGCTGCTCCAGTAAGAGCGTTTCCATCTAAGTCGTAAACTGTTAACATATCGCCTCCATTGGGTGGCCCAGGAGCATCCATCTCCATTATTGGGCCGTATATTTCTGGCCGGTTATCATGTCTAAACGTCCCCCACTGGCCCGGCCAGGGATACCAGATGAAGGGGAGAACCGCCATGACCCGTGAATCTTGACAACAAAGTTCGTGATACTCCCTCAATCCTTGCAGGTATGTCTCATCTGTCACTCCATAGTCTTTTGCTGTTTGACCCATCCAACCCTCATCAGGGCCAGCTCCATTTATAGCACTCGTGATTCCACACTCAGTGACATAAACATCTACATTAGGTTTCCCAGCTTCTTCTAGCCACTGCAACCAGTAGGGCCATCGGGCGCAGTGCCAACCTTGCATTCCATCTGACCAGTAGTGTGGGAACCAATACTCATTAATGAAAATACAATCTAGTTCCTCTACGCTTTCGGGAAAGTATTCGTCAAGTCGTGGCCCATCTTGAGTGAAATTCCCTTCAGCAAACCGAAATGCCCCTACTTTGACTCCATGAGACCGCATCACCCGGATAAACTCAGCCTGACGAGCGTCAAACTCAGGGAAAGATTGATAATCTCCTTGCCAAAGTGGCTCGTTCCAGTAAGTTGTTATATCTGGGGGATTCTCTGAGACTTTATTCCAAATCTGTCCCGCCCACCACTCAGGATCTGTTGTCCTCCAGTCTCTGTCTCCCTCGTGCATCCAATAAAGGACAGTCGTATCTGGAGAAGCTTCTCTAACCTGAGCGATATGTTGGCTCTCGGCGTCCATTAGGAGGACTGCCTTAGGTTTGTACCGCTCGATTAAATCTAATCCCGCTCCAGGAGTTTGTATGAAGAACCCGAATTTGTTCATAACTCTGCCAACTGCTCCCAAGCATCAGAATACTCCTCAAATATGTTGTCTAGTACCTCATCCCAAGACTTCTCATCATAAGGAGTACTAACAGCTTCTTCCACCAACTTTGGGAGGATTCTGGATGAGGTTAACATCTCATCCTCCTCCCTATCACACCCACACGGCACAGATCCCCAACCACAACCACAAACTGGACAGTAAGCATTTTGCCCGCACTCGCACGTTATCATCTCACATGGCTCTGGTTTGGGTTGGTTCCACTGAGTAGGTATCAACTCAGGATGGCAGCATATAGGAATTTTGTTATTCATATTTTCTCTTGCCCAAGAACTTATAGGAGAAAATAGCTCCCCCATCTTGGTGCTGCTCTGGGTAAAGGTCTACATGCCAACCTCGGGATTGAAAATCCTCTGGTTGTGGTCCCCACTTGTGAACCTGGTAAGGATTAGGAGTTCCGTCTGGGTTGGTTGGTCCTCTTTCCAACATCCCTAACGGCGCCCAGCAAATCACAAGTTTCTTGGCAACTCTTTCTGCATCGTCAAGAATTTTTAGTCCTCTTTCTTGCTCAAGGTGCTCAATAATGTCAACTGCAAGAACAGCGTCTACTGAGTTGTCTGGAGAAATTTTTAAAAATTCTAAGGCATCTTTGCAGACAGGAATCCAGCCCGTAACAGGCCGCCTTTCCCAAGCTAACCTTAACTGTTCTTTCCACAAATCAACTCCAATATGCTTAACTACCCCGGGAAGCCCTGCGGTGTGCCATAAGTCTCCACAACCGAGGTCTATAATGCTTTCAATGTTATCTGGCCAAATCGCCTCAATTAGACCCCTCACAAAACACCCTCCACCTTGAATTCTGCAAGAGCCTCTTTCGTGATAGGATCTGCGTCTCCCCAATCAAACCCAACCCGTGCTAAGGCTGCTGGGTTTGATAATCCTAGCCTGTGTTTTCCTATCACTACCCAATATGTATTCGACTCATCACTCACAAGGCGCGATCCACGTTCTTTGTGGTAGTGTCTAGGATCTGTCCAATCAGCACAATCTATGGCTGCATGTTCGGCGTATTCAGCGTATTTTCCGATCTTATGTTTTTGGTCAATCTTGCCAATATTACAGTTTAGTTCTTCCCGCATCTGTTGTTCCGGAGCATAACGAGCGTGCCACATATGGTACCCAATTAGTTTTTTGACTCGGAGAAACTTGTGGCGCTTCTCAACCGCAGTCATTGCTAGGTCACAGTCCTCCCCGCCATGCCCAATTAACTCCTCCCAAAATCCCCCACAATCCCAAAAAATATTTTTAGGATAAGCAATGTTACCCGAAAAACAACCCATCGCAGCAGCTAGCCCAACAGGAGTAGCGGGCCAGAGCTCAGGTTCTACCTCATCCGGAAAATCATTGTACCGAGGATCTTTTCTGCCTTTCAACGAGGCGTCAGGAGGCATGGGGAGTTTGGGGTAGTTCATTGACTCCAAGCGGAACCAGAAGTCTTTGTCATTCTTAAGGTTTTCAATCCCATACTCCATTCTCAGGAGGAAATGGTACAACCCGACGATAATACAGTCAGGATGCTGCGTGTGAAGGTCAGCGTACGTGCCGAGGATATGAGATGGCATTAGGTTGTCTGAGTCAATGAATAAGGCGAGAGAATAATCGGGGTTGGAGTTCGCTACACCGAAGTTGCGCGCCCGGGGTGCGCGGAAGCCTTGATGGGGCCCCGCACTCAGGTACTTAAGAGGAATTCCATTTTCATCAGTTTTACCTCGCAACCACTCGAAAGTGCCGTCAGTTGAGCCGTCGTCTACAACGATAATCTCAAACTCTCGGTACTCTTGCATCCCCAGCGCTGCGAGGCAAAGTTCTAGGTTTTCTTTTCTATTGTAGGTTGGAACTACGACGGAGATCACAGCCCCTCTCCTTCCCTCAGAACTAGGTCTCGCCTGTTTGCAACTCCATGTACACACTTAGACCTTGGTTTCCTGCTGAAGCATTCACACGAAAAAGATTTGTATTATTTACAAGGCAATCCAGCTCATCTCCAGGACCAAGAGGATAATATGATTGCCGACTCTGGTCCCAAACGGCGATCCATTGACCAGCAGTATTCTGTGTCCACGCCTTAAGGACCACTCTCTTTGTTGGATACCCAGTAGGCACTCCGTTTACTTGTGGGCCATTGGGATCAATAGGCTCCGGATCTCCAGTTGTGATATTTCCGTGCCCCCATATCTTGATTCGATTAGTTGTGATTGCTAGTTTTGCCATTCTACCTCACCAGATTCAACTTCTTCTTGTGTCCCGTAGAGCCGAACTCGGTCCGAATTATCCCCTCAGCCTTTCCGTTTCTTTGTCAACCCGAGCATCTGCTCAGCATCTACATCCCAGACATCCGCCCAAGGATTGAAAATGTAAAGCGTGTATGTGACGGGGCCGTACTCCTGCCTCCCGCTCCCCCAAAGGTATGCGATGTCAATTTTCCTCATCTTTCTTTTTTACTGCCTTACCATTAAGCCTTCGCAAAACTTCTAGAATTTCCCCCTGAGTTTGGGAGATACCGGCCATCTGATCCAGATACCGCTCCAACAGCGGGGCGAACCGCTCTATAATAATAACAACCACTTTATAGAAGATATATGCGTAGACTACACTGATAACAACAGCGCCCGATTGATAAACAAACAGTGCAGTCAACGGACTTAATTCTGTCAACCTAGTCTCCCGCCATCCTAGCCAAGTCAGGGAACCGCTGCTCAAACTCATGGGATTTGTCTTTGACAGTCCACCCTGCCCCAACAAAGCGAATGATAGGAGTAGAAATAATTTTAGGACAAAGCCGGTGACACTTGGGACAGGGAGCAGTTGGAGAGGGGTTAAACAACTCCTCATAACTATCGAATAGACCATGCTCTTGGCAACGGTATTGGTAAACCAATGAAAATCTCCTTAAAAGGGATGGGATTGAGACTGAAAATGAAGTGGAGCTGAAAGGAGGGTTGTCTCAAATCCCATCCCTCACACTCAATTATATCACAGATAGGGAGATAATCAAAATAAGAGCCCCGACCATTGCTGGTCGGGGCTGTTGTGCGCCTTGTCGCCCCGTCGTGCTGCCGGTGGGGTTACTGCCAAGATTCAAGGATCTTGGCATCCTTGATGCGAGCAAAAAGCCCGCATTTTAGGCATCGCGCTTCGTAGGAACCGTCATCATAAGTCAAGCTTCTCAAGAAACGATGCCCGTCTCGCCGTGTAGCCGTCATATCGAGAGTATTCCTGTCCACTTCTTCTGTCGTTCCCATACATTGCTGTGCCATTTTTATTATCCTTTCAGAGTCCACTGGTGCAGGGGATCGCCCAGTGGTGAGCCTGAGATCCGCTCAGGCGTCGGGCAACCATTCTATTGGGGCGGAAAGTTGACCAGAGAAATACCGGGGAAAAAATATACAATATCCAACATTTCCCCTCTCTGATGACAATTCACCTCAATCGGCAGAACGTTGGTGAATTGGCGAATCGCCCAGTAGCGGCTGCCAGTGCCATGCACTAACAAGCCGGCTACACCCCCGATAGACACATCCCGGTCAGGACCTTTATCAGACCCTTTCTCCAATTTCAATTGAATCTGTTCTAATCCCATTGGACTCATAAACATTTTTTCCCTCTCCCTTCTTGAGAGCCTGAGAACCGCTCAGGCGTCGGTACCAACAACTAACTGGTATTGTCTACAAAATATCCTCTTCGCACGATGTCTGGAACTGGGTAGGTACCAGAAGGCCTGGTCTTGGCTAACCACTTAGCGTAACATTCGTTGCACAAGTACTTCCCAACATCCGGCCGCCAGCGACCATCTGGATTCCCACATTCTCGGCAGTTCGACATTTTTAGCCCCCTCTCTCGATCAAGAATGATAACCGACCCCAACGATACCGATGAATCTTATCTGCCCACAACCTTTGGCCAGGCTGCTTGCAGGCAATCATCCACCCATTGCGGTAAAGCCGATGGTTACCATGGTATGACGTGATTTTCCAGTTTCTCAGTTTGATCTCCATCTTAATCTCCTCTCGTGTCCTCAATGTAGTCTTTCAAATCTTTGCAATCACTATGTAGGTAGTCATCATAGAACTCCTTGGCGATTGCTACGGGAACATCTTCCTTACCCCAGTACTGCTCCACGAACTCGTCAAACGACAAGTGTGGGGCGACGGGGCAACAAACTTTCTTACCAGTCCACTTTCCCCCGCAGACAGCACAGATCATATCCCCCGTCCACCTGTCTCTTGTCCACAAAGATTCTTGCTTGCCATTAGTTGTCCTCAGCATCTTCCTCCTCCTGTTTAACTGCTATAGCCATGGACTTGAGAAACGATCCACAAATACCACTAAGATGCCAACCACGAAGATCTACCTCACCTCCGTACTGAGCGAGAATTTCCGCTTTGGCACAAGCCAGACAATGAGCTTTAATTTCTTTTCGCTCCCAACCATCTTTTGTCTTGCGTTCAGCTAGGTAGAAATCCCCGCCGGTGTTGAAAACAGCCCATTTCTCGTACGATAACCTACCTTTCATTTTCATCCTCCTCTATACTGATGAATACACACCAGGGCTTGTCTGGACTTTTGACTTCATTTGACAATCTTATACAGTAAGGATCCATATGGCTCTTGTACTTATCAACGAGATACATAATCCGCCTCCAAGAAGAAGGAGTAACCTGCATATACCTGCGGAATCCAGCACCTGCCCTACTTCTATGAACTTCTGCAATCAATCCACCCAGCTCGTACACATAAAGATAAATTAGCATTGTAATTCTCCTTTCAGTTGATTGAAACCTTCTTCTGTTAGCTCTCCCTCAGCAACCAACCCCCGGCGCTCCAAAGCCTTGACGCTGGCCCCGTGCGCCTTCTCTCCTTGACTGAGTGCAATCAGTGCCTTCTTCATCCCCTCAGACAAGTCAACTTTTGGTTCTATGGAGATTGATAACCCATCTTCAGGAACCACAACTTTCTTACCCTCGGGAACAAAGATCCGAGAATCTTCAGGAGCACAGGGCCACTCACACTTGGGGCAGATCAAAGTCTGGGGTCGGAGTGGGTCTGGTTTGAGTTTACTCTTTGGCCACTCTTTAAAACAGTAGGTACATTTATACATCACTGGGTACTCTTTTGTAGATCCCCCAACCAATGCGCTCTATCTGTCCCCTGTCGCAAGCACGAGTCATTTCCACGTGAACTCGTTTAGGAGCTATGTAGCTCTCCCACCAGTCGTCAGGATCATACGCACGCCGCTCAACCAGCAGAGAGTGAACATCTTGCGAGGTGAATACTCCATCCTCTGCTGCATTAGCTGCGTCTCGAACTGCTTGGGTAACTCCGAGTATGCAAGGATCTCCATAACCTGGTGCGTTATACATTTTACCCTCCTTTTATTATTCCGGCGGCCAAACAACTCACTTTATAGGAATTCTACAGTGTAGCCTCACAGCCACTGCCGACTCTCCCTCCCCCGCCGACGTGTGCTCGTCACGGCTTGGGAAAGTCTGATTGTTTGGCCGCTCTTTGCTACACCCAACAGAAGGCGAATGCCAATTCACCAGCCTTATTATTTTGGCTCCCAGGTTCCGGGTGTTGGGTGCACCAAAAAGCGGCCGAGCAGAAACTTTGTCTGCTTTCACTGCGCTTCCTTCCTGAGGACTTTGTTGTATTCCTTGGCAATTTTTCCATTGTCTGCAACCATCAGCTCTGCGCACAACTGGAAAGCCCAATTCTCAAACGCCCTCGTACAATCCTGTGCACTCGATTCTTGATGCCCATACTCATGGACAAATGTTCTCAAAACTGCTAGTAGGTCTGAATCTCTCAAATGGTCATGCCTCAACCAGCAAGTTTGATCTTCATAGAACCCATTGCGGGTTTCGGCATGTGAACCTTTAGGGACAAACACTTTAACGAAAATCGGCCAACCCATGTGATCTCGGACTTTTTCCAGAAACCTTTTTCTCCTATTGGCTTTTGTGTCGAGTGTCTTGCGTTCCCTATAAGGATCTGGAATATCAGCAACGTCTTCGTCATACCTAATATTCCCGTCTACAAAAACTCGTTGGTATACTGGGTTATCTACTCGAACTACAGTGTATCCTCTCCTTCTCGCCTCTGCGGCTACAATATCATTTGACCACAGAACTGTCTTTCGAGACCCTCCTGTCTCCTTTCTTAGGGCTGAGACCCACCGCTTTGGGTCTTCTGGATCAAGGCGCTGAACTCGACCTTCCAATTTGCGTCGGTCATCGAGGATAACTACTTCCCTGATGATCTGCCGGATCTTGCTGAAGGTCTTGAGCTCTGACAACTCTCTGGTAATCTCGGGAATGAGATCATTGTCATCCACAATATTTCGGTCTCGGTTGAGAGGAATATCAAGGTTATAGGAGAACACAGCGTCAATCTCCCTAACAAAGATCCCCTTAACGAACAGCCGAGCGCCTTGCCAACTCTTTGGTTCAAAGATTGCCTTTGTCGAGGGACTTCGAGTCTTTTTTGTTTTTCGACCACCGCTACTCGTTACCCGAGCTGTTCGCTTCCGAAGTTTTTTGTAATCTGGGAAGTAATCCTTGGCATACTGGAGGTATTCATCAGCAGCAGTGTTCCACTCAATGAAAATCCTTGTCCCGGGGTGCGTACTTCGGTGCTTGTAGACGTTTAAGGCCAGGACCTCATATTTGTCCTTGATAATGACCGGCTCGATGGCCCAGTCACGAGAGGTCATATAAAGCCCAATGCCCTCTCTAACTGCCACCAGAAAAGCCATCAATTGCCCCTCACCCTTCTGTCCACGGTAATGGGTACCCCGCTTACCCGAGATCCCTAGGAATAAAATGTCCTCCAGGTCAACTCCTCGGCCTTCATCCCAGATTCTCCAATACTGCTGGCCGTTGACTTTGTAGTCCTTCCAGATCTCCATGTACTCTGAGAGGTGGCCGCCATTTTGATCTGCTTGGTAGTCAGCCTCATCCATGATATTTTGCATGCACTCACGAACCATCTCCCACGGACCCCACTTGGAAGCTTCGTCATTGAGGTACTCAAGGCTGATGTTAGTCAAAATCTGGCGGTCAAACCTGTACTTCTTGCCATTGACTTTCAGAAACTCGGCCATCATGCAGCTCCTTTCATTGTATTTGATTACATTATAACACAGAATTCAGTTTTTGTCAAGAGGCAACTGAAAATTTTAAGGTTCGACCTCTTGACAAATGTAGATTCTATGTTATAATTGTATTGTGTTAGGATCTGGTAGTGTATGGGTCAGAACTGGAGGCTAGACCTCTGTGAGATTGCAACCTCCCATAATTGTTTGAGCGTCTCCAGCCTACCTAACTAACACACCCAAGCAGAGGGCAAGGCCTTAGGCCCCACCCGCTTGGCCCGAGGTGGCCAGCCTCTTAATTCACTGGGGGTGCAATCGGGCAAAGAGAAAATGGCGAACCTCTGCCAACACCGTCCAGCCTGTGGCCGCGACCTTCTAGGGAAAGCACTCGAAGCGCTGGGGGAGTGCCGCTTGACTGACGGGTCAGGGTCGTGGAGACCCACGCCTTAGCGGAAGGGGGCGCGGTGGGCAGGCAACGTCAGAATGTCGGAACGGTAGACGAGCACGAGAGTGTGCCTGAATACGGGCGTGCAGGTTCGAATCCTGCTTCTGGCGTTTAGTAGGTTACAATGTCAAAACAACGAGTTCGAAGAAGCACACAGAACGAATCTGGAAGGGGAGATCGGCTTAGGAAGCGCCAAAAAGTTGAAAAAGTGAGGCGTACTGGCCGGAGGAATAAAAGCCAATCCTAGCTATGCAGACTTTTTTACCTTACCCGAGTTTCATCGAATCAGCCAGGTGCCTTGATAATAAGAGACTTGGCAACCAGAGAAGGGAAGTACTATCCATCCTAACTGCTCTCACTGACCCAACTGTGGGTTGGCAGAATCATCCTGCAGTGAAGATGTGGAGGGGGTATGGTAGCGCGCTCATAGACTATGGACTTACCATCTGCATTTGGTGGAAGATCCGGGGATACAAGGATACCTGTTACTCAAAGATACTCAAGTCAATAGGAAAGTTTCCCGACCAGTTGTACAATCCACCTTGGCTTGGAGATGAAGATTTTCACTCCAGCCACCGCGCTGCTCTGCTGGCTAAGGACCCCGAGTGGTACGGGCAGTTTGGGTGGAGTGAGGAGCCCAAGATTGAGTATATTTGGCCGGTATAAGAATTTTTAAAAATTTTTTGAGGAGATTAGCATGGCTATTAGTCTAGAACAACGAGAAGAGATCATCAAGTTTATAAACTACTACTCAAAACGATGCCCTCACTGTGAAAGCACTCAGTTCACAAGCGACAACCATGGCAATCATCGCTGCCTTGACTGCGGAGAAGACTTCACTGATGAGACAGCCCTCCCGTCCCGAGCAGGAGTAGAGAATCAGACGTGAGGTGCTCAGTCTGTGATGAACCGCTAACTGTTCGAACCAGGAGTGGAATTTATTATATGCGTGTTAACCCTAACTGCCCAAGGTACAAAAAGAAGATATGGATCTCAAAAGCCCAATCCAAATAGCTAATGGACTCTATCAGTTTTATAGGCAGAACGGAATGAGTGAGGGAGACAGTAAAGAGCGGCTGACTTCTTTATTAGCTCTCGATCCTCAAAACTATTCTGTTCAGCTAATCTCGTTCATACTAGAGGAGGTCGAAAATGAAAATAGCAGAGGTTAGCATTTACAACGATCCCTGTGGACCTACGCCTCAGTGGATTATCGAGTCTATCATCCGGCGGAAGAAGAAGAAAGCCAAGAACCGCCGGTTGAGGAAGATAGCCAAAACAACCCAAACCACCAAGAATAATCGGCGGCATAAATTGAGAGGATACCAAGGTACCAGAAAACCGAACTCCTCGAAGAGCTGGAGGAAATAATGAGCTGGGCACTATCTGTTACTGGTACTGTCATCGCTAACATTGGCTTTTGGTTATATGGAAACAAACATAAGTGGGCTCCAGTAATCTCAATGCTAGCCACAGCAGTATGGATACTATACAACATACTCAATAACCAATGGCCTCTACTACTACCTTGCGCTGTAAATCTAATTATTCAAATTCGTAATCTGTATCTCTGGAGGAAGTGATGGCCGGAAAGCCAAGGACCCGATGGGAAGAAGAAAAGGCCCGCGCCAAAATGTACTAAACCTATTCGAAAGTCCAAGAGGAGAAGGAAGAGATGACCTGTCCAAAGTGTATGAGCTGGGCGGACTGGGGTTGGGTGCGGATTCAAAAAATAACGAGAATGGAGGTGATTTAAATGGGAAAGAAACCAGGACAAAGCCAAAAGGTGGTTCTAAGCCGGCAGGTGGCGGGAAGGGAGGAGGCAAAGGAGGATCCCAGGGAGGGAGGAAATAGAAAGGAGAAAACAATGAGAACCTTATCTGACGGGAGCCCCAGTACATTGGGAACTTACCGTGATTACGCGGAAGCTCTCGGAATTGACAAAGCTGTAGCATTCTTTGACCAAAGGATCGCCAAGAGTCCTGAGGGTAGAGATGAGGAAATACTCAAGGATGTAACCCAAATGCTCTACTTAATCATGAGCATGGCAGAATGAAAACCTCAGAACTGATCTACCAACTAGAGGAGATCCGGAGCATACACGGGGATTTGCTTGTTTGTGTACAAGGTACCAAGCATAACTTGCTCTACTCTCCAAAACTGGTCTGTTTCCTGCCTAAATATGAGCTGCTGACTATTATTACAGACCAGTTAGAGGAGAACCCTTGGATTGAAGTTGAGGAGCCAGATTGGGATATGGAGATGCGGAAACCTTAGAAAGGAGGCCCCCGATGAGTGTAGAAACTTACATAGACACTGCCGATGAGCTGAGCAGAAGAATACTTCTACTTATTCCCAAACACCCAGAAATACTAACAATGGAATCACCCTGGGATCTATTTAAAATCAAAGAATTCTCCTGCAAAGATCTGGCCCCCACCATGTTCCAGGCGGGCTGGGCGTTAGCTAAAGCGAAAAAAGACTACTCAAACGATCAGGATTGACAAGGTAGCGAAGGTGTGATAGAGTAAAGGTGTCAGCGTAAACGACATCTAAATAATTAGCAAACAAATCCCACCACCTTACAACGGATGTCGTTGTGCTGACAAAGGCTGGTGGGGTTTGTTGTTTTATAGGGGGATTGAAAATGTCTAAGTATGAGATGCCATACTTGTGGGAGGATGATTGGGACAACCAGATATTTAAAACAGCCAAAGAACGCTTTGGGATCTGGCCCCTGACTGTTTGGCCTTGTGACCATCAAGATCCTTTATATAGGAGATTGAAAAAAGAGATAGGAGACACAGGACAGGCAAGAAGAGGATGTCTATCGAAACCCGATCCTCAAAGCAAAAGTTGGTATCGCGGTAAACACACAGAAAGTATATTTAACCCACAACTATGCGTCTGGATCCTTAATTGTTTTGCTCCTCAATCAGGGATATGCTTTGACCCTTTCGCAGGTGGCGGAACTAGAGCCGTACTAGCTGCAAAACACGGACTCAAGTATACAGGCATTGAATTACGCCATGAAGAAGCGGAAAGAGTAAAAAACTTAACAGAAGGGCTAAACATTATAGAAGGTGATGCGAGAGATTGTCTAGAGCTTGTTGGCCACAACTTTGGAGATTTCTTAATAACTTGCCCACCTTACTGGAACCTGGAGCAGTACAAAGGGGGACTTCAGGATCTATCCATGCTGGAGACATACGATGAATTCTTGGCCGCCCTTCGCCAAGTCATAACTGGTTGCTTTGGAGTAATGAACCCAGGATCTCTATCATGCTGGGTTGTGGGGCTTCATAGAAATACAGACGGTGAACTACTGGCAATGAACCATGATATAGCCAGACTCCACAAAGAGGTGGGGTTTAAACTGAGAGAAGAGATTGTGGTCAACCACATTGGAACTCAGGCAACTATGCGAGTCGGAAACTTTGAAAAAGGTAACAGGTGGTTAATAAGAACCCATGAATATGTACTGGTATTTGAGAAGCCAGAGGAAGATTGAGAATGAAAAACGAAGAAACCGATTATGTAGTATGTCCAATCTGTGGTGAGCAAATGTCCAGAATCACTTGGAAACATCTAAAGTTTAGGCACCAAATGACAATGAGTGCCTTCAAACTGCAGTTTCCACATGCACGAACAGTTAGTAAACATTCCAGCAGGAAATCTGGATCTGCTATATCACGTGCCCGCAGAACCGGAGTAAAAAGAAACCAAAAGTTCTGTAAGGACTGCGGGGAGCCGTGCCAGGGAGAAAGATGCAAAACCTGCTATGAAGTATATCAAAATTCTCCCGAGTACTCGAAACACGCTAAGTATATACGATCCAAGCGTCCCAACAAGTATAAACCAAAGGACTACATCTGCCCAGATTGTGAAGGAGAGAAACTATCCCCAACAAGTCCTCGATGCAGAAGTTGTGCAGCTAAAAGAAGGAATGAAGAAAGATACAAAGATCCAGAGTTCAGAGAGAAACTGAGCGGGATACATAAGAAAGTGTTCGAGGAGCAGCCCGAGAAAGTACAAAAGTTACGGGCGGGTCATAGAAAATTTATCCAGGACCCAGAAAGAAAAGAAAAATTTTACGAGTCCAGAGAAGTCGTATCAGGAGAAGAGCACCACTGGTACAGAGATGGTTCCTGTCTAGACAGCGAGTATGGTGGGGAATTCGATGAGAGATTGAAATTTCAGATCCGTCAGAGAGATCAAACCTGCCAGATGTGCGGAAAGACTGAGGAAGAGAACGGAGAAGCATTATCCGTTCACCACATAGATGGAGACAAAGAAAATAATGACCCCCAAAACTTGATAGCATTGTGTAGAAACTGTCACTCCAAGACGACATGCCTCCCGGATCAATGGGAACTAGCATTATCTCTATACATGGAAGATAAAGTAGAAGGGGAGATTCATTAACTGAATCTCCCCTTGATATTGCGACACGTCCTAAAGACGATTAGAATCTTAACCTCTAGGTGAATGAAGTGCCCCCGACGATGCTGCAGCCGGTGCCAAGGTGACCTGCAAAGCTTGCCGTGTAGGCGGCTTGCGCACACATATGCTTTCTAAATATCTTTGTTATCATAAAGGTGTTTAACCCTCTATTTCTTACTGTTACCAGTAAGCTCGGACTATGTCTTCGCTCATTTCTGAACGCCCCGCGCTCGTGGGAGAATTATTGCCATACCTCTCGGTTCAGGCGCACTCCTAGTCTCTACACCCACCAAAAAGTTTCCCTTCTGGCTTGGCTCGGCGTTGTCCCAGTGGGAGTTTCGCCGAATTCACGGAGTTAAGTGACAAAGCGTTTATCACTAGTGCAGTCACCGCGTAGATTTCAAAGGCAAAAGCTGTACAGCCTCTTGGCAGATCTACATAACTTAATGGTGTTTGTGTACTCTTATACACAATAGGTTCTCCATTATGATAAACTCTTAATGGATACACCGTCGAGCTAAATATATCTGCCCCCGTCGTCGTGGCAGTGAACCGGAAGTCCGGAACCAGGATCAACTCTCCTACGAACGTCTGGATTCTCGGAGCTAGCGTGAAGCCAGCCACGATGCCTCCGCGGTCCTGGTTGATCTGGATCATTTGGACGGGCTGTGTCCCTCCGGTGGCGCCCAAGCTCAGGTAGCCGATAGCGATGGCTCGGAGAGCTTTGGGGTGACCGAAGATGTGGGTGGGTCTTGCACACCCAGCAGCGAGGAAGTTGTCGAACTCTTCCTCGTCATAGGTCCCGGTCGGGTTGCTGTTGGTCCGCGCACCGTTTGCAGATGTGACTTGGGTCTCGATCCCGTCGAAAGCGTTCGCAACTGTAGCGATTGCTCCCTTGACCAGGGCGAGGTCCCACTTGTTCAGCACAGTCACTTCCTGGAGTTTCATCATCTTCTCTTTGACTCCGATCACTGTTTCGATTCCAGAGTCTAGAGAAAGTCGGCTGATCCCCAATCCCTGCGCGCGTGCGACTGCTATCGAGTGACGTAAGTCCTCGTAGGTGATAGACTCATAACTGCCGATGTACTTGCGGGCAATTGTAGTCGTCTCACCCTCATGCGTGGTCTCGTCCGGACAAGCTCCTTTAGTGAAGAAGCCATGGGACGCCTCCCCCGTGGTGTCGAAGCTCAGGCTGGTCATCTCTCGCCAGCTATCTGAGTTGTAATCGGTCACCACTTCAGGCAACGTCTTCCAGACTGTGATCTCCTCACACATGTCCAAAACCTCAGTCGGATCTAGAGGCTGAGGATACTGGTTAGAGAAGTCTGCGGGCTGCGTATAGGGCTGAGGCAGGATATTTGGGTCGGTTTGGGTCTTCTCAACCATTCCCTTGATGACTTCCACAGCGGGATCGCCTTCCGGCTCCGGCTGGTTCAGGTTCTCATAAACAGACTGAGCAACCTGCTGCATCTCGGTCATGGTCAAGTCCTCGCCGCCCTTAGCCTCTCGCACCTGTAACACGGCCCTAGCAACAATGTCCTCGATGTTCGGACCTTCGGCAGGTTCACGACGACCTGCGATGTCGGCGGCACTCTTGGTCACGATATCGGTAATCGTAGGAACCAAGAGTTCCACGTTGCACCTCCTTATTTAGTTTTTAAAGTGTTTCCACCTAGTATATTACACCAGGTGGTGTGGTCATCCGTGCGATCTCTTTGGCAGAGTAGCTTTCCTTCGGTTCTGGAGCAGGACCACTCGAGCGGTACATAGATTTCCTGATTGGCGCCGCCTCAGCTACCGGTTTGCTGATTTGGTTTCTCAGATCCTCCAGTTCCGCCTTCAAGGTTGCATTCTCTTGCACTAGCGGCCTTGTGCCCTCATTTACTGCAGCTACAATAACCTCCCGGATGTCGCCCATTGAAGGTGGGGTCTCTTGGATGACTGATTGCTGCATCCAATTCCCCAAATCTCCGAGCGCTTCCTGACAGGCTTGTAACTTGCCCCTCCGGTCTAGCTCCTCGCTCCCGAGCACACTTTTGACCTTTATATTGAAAACATCTAGAGGTGTGGTGGCAGGTGGCTCTACTCCTTCAGCCTTAACACGTTCCTCAGGCTCGGCTTCCGAACCGCCGACTTCTGCCATAGATGTAATCTCCGATTTAATTGCTTCTGCGATCTGATTTAACGCGTCTTGTGCCACTGACAAATCACCTTCAGTAACTGCGTTGTAGACGCCTTCTGCGAACCTTGTCATGTTATCATCAAAATCTGCTGCCATAACTTCTCCTCCAGTGGCTGGAGTTTCTTCTAAAATCGAAATAGCTGGGTTCTCAGGAAGTGGTTGCATTTCCGTGCTTGTACCGACAACTGCTTCTGGGGTGTACTGAGCGTCTTTGTACCAAGTTTCCATATCCTCGTTCAGTGAAGTAACCATCCCGCCCAGCTCACTCAGACGCCGTTGCATATCCTCGAAAGCCTTTAGACGAGCGTCTGAAACCTTGCGGCCTGCTTTCTCAACTGCCTCAGATTGTTCCTCAGCCTCCTCAACCACAGCTTCATCCAAACTAGGCGCCCCGTCCTCAGCTTCGGACTTTTTGCCTCGGAATTTCCCAGCCTTAATGGCTTGGACCACTCCCTCTTGTTTGTGTGCAGCTGCTCGGGCGGCCTTTTTATCTTTATATTTTTTGCCCTTACCATAAGGAAACCTACCTAGGACTTTGTCCCCCTTACTTGAATAAAGGACAACCTCCCCATCCTCTTCCTTTATCATCAGCTCGATGAGTTCAGCTTTTTCAACTCCACTCATCTTAGCACCGCACTCAGGGCAGGTGACACTCGTACAAGGAGTTCCTGCTTCGTGAGGAGCTGTGGCTCCGCACTCTGGGCAAACGCATTCAGCAGGTCCACCGTCGCCTTGCTTTGGACCACCTACTCCTTGTCCCTCTCCCCGGGCCTTTTCCACTTCGGACTTCTGTTTCTTTCGTTTCTTAAGCTCTTCCTCATTCTCTTTCTTAGCTTCTTGATCTAGTCCGGGAACCTCGGCTTCCTCCGGAGTCTCTGTCCACATTTCCTCGGCCATTGTCTCCTTGCCAGGTTCCTCCTTTTCGTACTCAAAGTCTTTATCCACCTTCTTGCGCTTTGCCTTCTCAACATCCTCACCCTTAAAGACTAGCCCCTCCTCTCCTGCCTCAGACTTGCCGACTTGACTGGAATATTGCTCTAACTTCTCAGCCCACTCATCGCCAACGATCGAAGCAGCGTCTTCTTTCTTTGTAACCATACTTTTCTCCTTCCAGGCCTCGATCTCTGTCCGCGGTAGAACAGGAACTCGAGTTAATGCAAAATGTTTGATAATCCCATCTCTATAAACACGCCGAGAGCCTTTCTCGGTAGCCTCTGACTTTTCCTCTTCCTTGGTTCTATCATAGAAGCCCATCGAAATACGGACTCTCTCATCATGCGGAACATCGTTTTTAATATCCTCCTGAACTGCGGTAAAGGCCGCCTTACCCAGTTCAGTCGGCCAGAAAGTACCTTTTGCTTTGAACTTCTCGCCATCCGGGTAAATCACAGTGGAAGGCCCAGCTATCCAATCTTCGTCAGGAATTCCCTTACCGGCGAAGTCATAATGCGAAACACAAGCATACGGCATCATATCCATTTCTTCGGCATGAGCAACAGCATTGTCGAAAAAAGCTCGGTCCACTCGCTCTTTGTGGTTGTCTTCTCCTGTATCTGAAACAGTAGCAGCCCAGTGCATGGTGCCGTCGTCGTGCAAAGAAGCTTTGGTAAAGTAGAGACTAATATCTGGCATAATTATATTCCTTATTGAGACAATATATTAAAATGTCATTAACACAAAACAAAACCCAACTTTCCAGGTCTTCTGACCTTTCCAGTTGGGCTCCAGTTGGCTTACTGCCTTGGCCTCAAGAATTATATCATTTTCCTCTTTATTGTAACATAGAAGAGGGAGAAATCAAAATCACACCTTATACCCCCACCTGCCAGGATTCTGCAAAAACTCCTCAGCGTTCTCCAGAGAGCCCCCCTCCAACCACAACATATTATCCCCTAGCCCCTCCTCAGACTCCAAAACCTCAGAAGTAACCTCGCGGGATGTATTGATAATCTCAGTTACATCCTCCTCAAAAGGACCAGTTACCACAACCTGATCTGGGGCGATATCCACAGTTGCAGCATATTCACCATCTAGTCTATATACCTTCACTTCCACTCCTCCGGCATTCTATCACCAAGGACAGCTCCCACCATCTCATGTGATTCCGGAAAATAATGCTTATAGAAACCCACTTCCCTTTTATTCGAGTACCTTTTCACACATTCTATACTCTCTGCAAAGAATTCCCGCTCTGTTTTCTTTGCATAGTTCGTAGGAAACCGATCAAAAAGCCAGGCTCGGTCGTACGGATTATCTTTTGCCCGAATCACCTTGGATGACTTAGCCACTCCCTTCGTTTCACTCAGTGTGTAATCCAGCGCATGTCCCCACTCATGCCAAACTGTGCCATAACTGGCAAACCCCTGAGGTGTGTCTAGGTTAGCAGATGTTTGCGGCCCAAAAACAATTTCATCTGTGTACACCCTGTAAAATCCAGCGCAACCCCTAGCCGAACCTCCATATACGCGATCGAATTCTTCTTGGGTTTTTGTTGTGATAAAAGTAACCTCAGTATCGGGTTGAGGCATCCCTTGCAGACTGTATGCTATCTCAGTAGCTTGGTTCTTTGTAACACGCGAACCCACACGGTGCCCACCAGTAGCCTCCTCAAACTTACTCCTATAGTTGTCATCAGTCCAATCAACAGTACTAACCTTTCCCACAACAGCGGGCGCCTTACTGGGAGCACTTCCCCCTCTCCTGCCCTTGCGCCCTTTGTGACCCCAATGACCACTTCCAGGCCCGCCTTTCTCAACCTCTGACTTGCCTACGTAGAATTCAATCTCTTTTCCTAACCCTGCGATCTCCGACGGAGTCGCTGCCAAGTGGCACCTTCAGACGTTCGGGTGAGCTGGCGGCCCACCACACTTTTCTCCAAAAACGTTATCAAAGGTCTTCGAGTTAACCGGCTGGGGACCCATCGCCTCATTAGCCTTACAGACCTCACATGCGTCCGCTCCAATGGTCACCCATCGCTTTGTTTCAAGGCCGACTTCGTCCATCTGCTTTTCCCAAGCAGAAGACTGGGCACGAGCAATTTCAAACCGAGTGATCGAGCGGATCCTTTGCTCACTAAACTCGCTCTGCTCGAATAAATTTTTAAAAATTCCGTCTATCAGGTCTTGTTCGGGGATCCCTTCTTGGAGACCGTTGTAGATCATAGTGCGGAGGTAGTGTTTGGTTCCTCTGTTGACGTTTCGAACCATCTCTGCTGCTCTGTCTTGAATAAATTCCAGAGCAACAGGATCTACCAGGTCAAAAGCCAACTCAATTGCTACCCCAGCCAGCTCTCCGATGTACTCTGCTGCCCCTTCTAGCCCGTCTAAGTAAGCCAGAGTTAACGCTGCAATGAGTTCGTCAGAAACGTCTATTGACCAAAACTCTTCTGAGTCGTCTAGGATCTCATCTATTCGGTCCCACAGTTCTTCGTCAGCCACTCAAAAAGTCTCCTACTCTCGCGGCACCGTTGTACTTGTATCAGATACATATACCTTGCCCCTGTTCAATATAATCGTCTCAGGCAACCCTTGCCCATCTAAACCTTGAATAGCATCATAACCCAACAACGCCGGGAGCCGAGCCATATCGTGTCGCGCAAACTCCGCTACATCATTTGAAATCCGAGAATATTCTGTTATATCCCTTACCAAATCCTTGTTTGTTGGGTCCTTAGCAAGACGAACAGATAACTTATTAAGTTCGGTATCTCTCAACTTGCTAAACTGGTCGTGTAATCTATGAACTTCTGCCTCTGTAACAACTTTAGCCCCTTTACTAAGAGCCATCCTAGTGACAACTCCGCCCTCGCTTTTCGCAAAATGTTTAGCATGGCTTTCGGCATCCCTACCATGTGCAGCATGAACCCCGCTGGCATAAAATCCACTCCCAGTATGCAATCTACCTGACCTAAACTGTTCGGCGTACTCTGCCGCTCGGGCTCCTCCCTCCGCCCTAAACATCTCCAGTCCACCAGAACCGATAACGCTGTCTAGCTCCTTCTCCGTTACCACACTCGGCAGTGAATTATAACCAATCTCGGCGAACAGTCTTCCTGTGATCTCCTCCTTTGTGCCTTCCTCTCCTAAACGACCTATCATTCCACCAATATCCGTAAAACCGGTAGGAGAAACCAGATCCGCCAACGGCGTAAGTCTTCCAGCTCTAGAGGGAGCCGACCCACCTCTTTTGCCCTTTCGTCCTCGATGTCCCCAATGACCTGAGCCAGGGCCTCCCATCGCCCGAAAATCACCAAGAGAAGATTCTATTAGATTGACAATACCTGCAGACAAGTCAGCCATTACCATTTCCAATCAGGATAACTACTCCCCAAATTACTTACCTGATCCCTTGCCACAATTAGTTCTTTATTGAAAATCGCCCTATCCTCACAAATCAGAACAGGGGAAACCCAGAATAATTCTCCCCCGACTTCATAATCAACTATAGCGCACCCATTCTGCCACTGTGGACCTGAACTAAACCCAGGTACCCGGCCATCTATCCAGCAGGCACACCCAGGTGAGAACCCAACAACCTGCTTTATCTCCTTAGCGCGGTGTATCGTTCTGCTTCCCCACTCCACCTTGTGAGTGTGGCCGAAAATCTCATTCGTGTCTCCACTCTCAATAACTGCTTTGGCAGTATTTCCGGGAATTCTCGCTATCTCGCCGTGGGTCAAGCGTAAAAACTCATTTAACCATACCTCCCCACTCGGGTAATCTCCAACCCATTCTATCTCTAAACTGTCCAACCCTAGTAGACGGGGCACACTCATAGCTGGTGGCATCTCCATCTCATCGGCGGGCCGGAGGTCATAAGCGGCTCTCAAGTGAGTGACAATGGCATCTTGCAACCTTTTACCGTGGTTCCCTTCGTAAACAGTCATCTCCTCACAACATTGCCGAAATTGAGACAACCACCAGTGAGCTTCCAGTACAGAAGGCTGAGTCGTTTCGCAGAACTCTGGAGATTTTGTATATTTTGTAGACCACTCAGCCAAATCTAACATATCCCCCAAAACATCCACACGGTCCACTTCAGCTATTTGAGCTACTTGGAGGATAACATCTAGAACTGCACGGTTATGGAGAGGAGTAAGCTCACCTGTTGTAATATCACGAATAAATCCAAAATGGGGATCTGAAAATATAAGCGTTCTGCGCAGTTCCCCTTTTCGTGCCTTATATGCCTGTGGAAGTTTGAAAATCTTGCACTCAACCGGCTGGAGGACTGGGAAGATCGGTTCCGGCTCAATACGTGATAACCAAACTTTGACTTGGAACAGGGGAGCAATAACAAGTCCGTCCTCGTATACAGAACCAGTTAGACGCCCCTCATCCCAAGTAAGATCCTTTTTGGCTGCCTTAGCACCAACGGGCCACTTGTTTACAAGGTACCGGTCAACCTTCCAGACATTTAAATCTACCTGGCAAACTTCAAGCATCTCATCGAGAGTTTTGATTCCAGCAAACTGTGCCTCAACAACCATAGTGTTAACCCGTTCATCTCTTTTGACAGTTTGCCGATCTTTCCTGCCTCTTTTTTCTCTCTCTCGAATATACTTCTGCCGAGCAGAGCTCTCAGAGACACCAAACATCTCCCCCACTTCTCTCCAGGACTGCCCAGATGCTTCGATGTTGTCTCCCATAGAGATTAGTAGATTTGTCTCGTCTTGGGTCCAGCGCTTATTGGCCAAAAACTACTCCTTTAGCTGATTGAAAATGTTCTCGATGCTTCCCTTTACTGCCTTTCCATACAACTGATCCGCTAGGACATCTTGCATCATTTTAAAAGCTTTGGTTTGTTCAAGGTCATCTCCTACGTCTTGCTTCAACAGGAGGGTTTCCTCGACTATATGGGCAGCTTTCACTGCGGGAGGATACTCAGGATATTCTCCTTTTGGTTTTTGAGCCTTAGGTGGAACTTCCTTTTGGGCAGGAGGTTTGGGCAGACCCTGGATTCCTTCTTGTATTGCTCCCGGTTTAACAGGGATTGAAAATATTCCGTCTTCAACTGCCTGCTCTAGCATATCCTCTGCTGCCAGTGCCCCAGCTCCTACCATCTGACCCAGGTAAGCAATTCGCAAACCCTCAGCCTGGCGCCGTTTGACTACGTCCTCAATCTCAGGAACGTCCCAATCGAACATGATTGGGCAATCTGGCGGGAAGAACTGCCGGTTGATCGCCCGCTTCTCGTCGTAGGCGAACCCACCCACGCCAGTGCGTTGGGTAGTTAACCTCTGTACACGAGCTCCAGCAAGCGTCCTATCGTGCTCCGCCAGGCCAAGGCTACCTATGGTCAAACCATATGGTGTTCCACATTTCTCCGCGTAATGCTTCCATTTTTCGCTAACATTCAGCTCAGGTTGACCAAAAGGAACAAATTTGGCAGGAGTCTCGTGTTCATACAGCAAAGGAATCTTAATGGGATTCACACCCATCATCATTTCTTCGAAACCTTTTTTCCACTCTGTCACGTCCGCTTCCGAGAAATCCATTAAATCCAAGATTCCTGCAATGGGGGTATCCGATAAACTTTTCAAATCATAAGTATAAAGCCTTGCCAACGCTTCTATCACTTGATAATTTTGTTCTACAGGGCTTTTTTGATACCCAAAGAGCTTTATGCTCGTCTGCGGAAGGTACATAAGTCGAGCAATTTCTCGACGTTTAAACGCGATTGGCCGCTGATTGTCATTCGGATCCATCTGGACGTATGGATAGTTTGGGTTGCCTTGATTGATATACATCGTACCAGCATCCACGTGCACTATTCCAGCAGGGTAACCAGCAGGGAACTTCCCACCAAACGCACCATCTGGCCACCACATAATCTCTAAAGAACCCCCAAAAGGTAGATCGTAGCTATCTTTCTCCCACATAACCTTTAGGAGATCGAACCTAACATGCTCGAAAAGTTCCTCATAATACTCAGTTATCTCTAATACTTCATCGCTCTTTGGGTCCACCCCCTTCTTTGGAGTAAACTTATACTCAAGTTTCAAGGATCTCACAAGATGTGTCTGGTACGAAAGGTTTACAGGCTCTGATGCCAGATACCGCCACTGCGTGCTTGAGAACATAGAAGGCACACGAGACGGCTGTAAAAATGGTCTTGTGTTTACATCCAGATATGCTACTGATCTTCTCTTCGGTTCTGCTGCCATTAGAATAACCTCTCCATATGAGGAGCCCCCACACCCTTGGTAGAACTTAGCGGCAGAATCCAATTCTCAACTAAAAAATCTGCTCCGTACTCCTCCAGTTGAAAATCCCAGATTGCAACCACAAAGTATCCATTCTGATGCGCCCACCTAGCCTTTTCTATATCTCGCTCCTGCATGTCAGGGAGAGTATGCCAGTAGGACCCTTGAACCTCAATTAGTGTCCTGGGAGGCACGAACTCATCGTAGATCCTATAATACCCCTTCGGCCTATACTGAGATATGTGCCTAATCCCCTTCTCATCCAGAGCCCGAGATACATCAATCTCTATAGAAGTAGGGGAGTCAAAAACTCCATCGTAGTCGCCTCTCCGCCAAGCCTCTTTTACGCTCTCAGACATCCTTGCACGGACTTCGTCGGTATACACCGCCCGGTTTCCAAGTAGAACTTTAGCCTCTCGGGCTCTCCGCATATTAGCCTGTACCTCATCCGGGTTATTCTCACACCACTGCCTTATCTTCCTAGATTGCCGTACTCGGAGTTCCTCCGTCCATGCTCCCTCGTGATCGCCCCTATCCCAAGATTCCTTTATCTTACCCGACATCTCATGATGTCTATCAGGATCCTTCCACGCTGCAGTTGCTGCTCTAGATTTTTTCCGAGTTGTTTCACCACTACTGTGGTCTCCCCGACTCCACGCCTCCTTAGTGGTCTTGGAATATTTCCTCCTCGTCTCACTGCACATTAGCGGTGCTTCAGGAAACCTCTCCAGATACTCTACCGAAGATATCCCATGCTTAAACGGTAGATGGCGGTTATCTAAACGCCTTGCCTTGGCACCGCATACCCTACAAACTATGTAATCTATTCCTTCCACGCCCATATCTTTTGCCATATAATTACACCTTAATAAGCATCAGGTGCTAGAAATTTTTAAAAATTCCCCCTACTCAACGCGTCCCTCCAGAACAGCAATAAGATGGTGCATATCCTGCTCTAAGTATTTCCTCCGCGTATGCCATTTCTTAACTGTCCCCGGCGATTTGGATGTTGCTACCTTCTCTGCCGCTGCGATTGCCTGCTGACGCTTACTCTCTATTTGATTTCTCAGCCAGCTAACTCGATGCTTCGGCAAAACAGCACTTGGGACAATTTTGCTCACATCCACCTGTTGCGACGGCAGTACTCGAGGAGACTTTATGGAACCTCGTTTAGGTGCTGTTGCACTCATTGGGTTCTCTGCTATTCGCAGTGCAGATCTATTTAAAACCACCATGTAGCCCTGCTCCGATACATCTATTGCATCATAACCGCTAGCAGCAGCAAACCGCCCCCGATCTCCTGTCGCTATGTGTCCTACGACATCTCCATGCTGTTCTGCTATGTAAGAGGCCTGCATAAGATTATTCGCAGTCTTATTATCGCCACGATTCGCAGCAGCAAAGGCTTGGGTCCTCAGAGTATCAGGATCTACTTTTACGCTCTCCCGGCTTGCTAGCCATCCTTCCATCTCCTCCTTAAGCGCAGACTCACTTATAACGTTAGCATCTTTTTTCAGAGACATCCGAATTATAGTTGCGTTTTCTCCTTGCTTAGCTCCAAAGTACATTGCAGTACTATCTGCATTCTCGCCGTAAACTGTATATAACCCTGCGCCATGCATACCGGTCCCCGTCTCAAACGAATCTCCATACATCAACTCCTCGGCATACTCCCCCCTAGATACTCCACGGTAAAGCTCCCTCTCCCCAGAATTCACAAACTCATTTAGCTCAGAAGCAGTCACCACATCCGGTTTGCCATCGAACCCCTGCTCTTTGATAATCTCATTGGCAATAGGATCCGTTCGGCTGCTGGGTGGGACATACGTGTCGACCCTCCCCTCGAGCACAGAATTCAAATATGGGGATTTGGCCACAGTTCCAGCCTTGCTGGGAGCGGAACCACCGCGCCTCCCTTTCCGCCCTTTGTGGCCCCAGTGTCCAGAACCGGGCCCACCCATCTCCTTGTACTCACCAAGGGACTCGTCTATTAAATTGATAATATCAGCGGAACATTGGGTAGAAGCCGTCAACTGTATGATAACGCATCTCCTTCATGGGTTGAAAATCTTCCTCGTTCACTGGGAATGGCTTTTTATCTAAAATGTGATAAGTTCTCCCAGAAGCTGGGCCTCGAACTGTAAAGGGTGGCTGAAGTAAATACCGCAGCTCAAACCTGTCTCCTCGGTCAGCAGAAACAATCATGCCCGGGCTTAAGAATTTTAATTTTCTCCACCGCTTCCCATCGAAAAATCCCACATCGGGCCAGGCTAACATGACCGCCTCTGCTCGGTCTGGCGACTTAGTTCCCCGGTCCTTCATCTTGTCCTTCTGCTCGACAATAATTTTACCCCGGGAAGTCACCCCCCACCTTGGTGCAATCATCTGTGACTGCAAAACTTCATCATCTGGCAAGTCCATTTCCGTAATACCCAAACGCATCATCCACCAGAGCTGATCTCTCAAAGACCAAAACTCCTCCGTGTAGTCTTTCTCATTGATAGGTGGTTTCTGGACATGGACTTCGAGAATCTTGACTCCTTCCGGAAGATCTCCAAGCTCACTAAGTTCCTTCAGCCTGTCGTGTACACCAGACCCTACTCCAATAATATCTACCCGAACCTCCTGAGGGTGATGTTTTCTAATCAGACGAACCGCCTGGCCAGCCACAGTCATCACATCTGCTCCCTCAAAAGTCCATAGTATTTCGGCGTGGTGTCCGAAAATCCCAGCAATCACTGACTCATCTCCCCCACCGAAGGCAACATCTATTCCGAACCGAACAGGCTGGCCTGGTTTCTCAACTCGTTTGACTGCGGCGTCCACGGCAGACATGGGAATGATTTGATCTTCCCCCTCGCTTGGGAACCAGCCTAAGACCTTGGACTCTGCGAGGGGATTGGGCTTCCACCACTGGTCCGAGTCCGGAGGAAATTGAAAAAGTTCTACCTTTTGCTCTGGTAGCGGGTCAAAGACTCTCGCACACCACTTCCTTATTCGTTCTTGCACCCACTCCAACCGGACAGCTTTTGGGAAGGGAGGATCCTCTCCTTGTAGTTCTGCCAGTATATTGGGGTGATCGAGTGCACCAATGTGTATACAATGCCAGGTAGGATCGTTCGCAGCGTCGTAAAATGGTCCAGATCTCTCTAGGGGGTTTCCAATAGCAATAACTCGGTTATCAGGTCCAACTGGGATGTTGTCAACTGCGGCGTCCCAAATCGGCGCTCGGATACCAGGACCTTCGTCGAGTGCCACACATATCCTCTCCTCATGGAACCCCTGAAACCGGTTCTCTCGGTCGGTTGACAATCCTAGGGCGTAGTGTTTAGCAGAGTGCTTAATTTCCGTAGAGTAAGTTTTTCCGACAGATCCCTCTGGGCGCTGATCTCGGATTTCGCCCCACAGAAGCTTCTCGACTTGGGGCCAGGTGGGAGCGGTTGTCAGTGCAATCGAAGGATCAAAAACATCGAACCACCAGTTGATAAGCCCACCCACAATGAACGTTTTGCCCACACCGAACGATGCTGGGACGATTGTATATTTGTTCATCTGGAATGACAAAGCAACCGCCACTTGTTTGTCCCACCACTCAACTTTGAGAACTTCCCGGGCGTACTCTTGGATGCTCTCGACGTACTTCGCATACTTCTTAGGAACGGCCAAGGATTTGTCCCGGTTCATCCGTTCCCTAATCATTGCGACAAGTCTTCGGTCGTATTTTTCCTCCCAGTTTGGTGGGAGAGAATCTAGCCAGTCGGGAGCCCTAGTCAAAACGAAACCCCCGACTCTTCAGAAATTCTACAAGGTCTGCGCCTTCTGGACATCCCTTTTTCGCCTTCTTGAGGTCGGGGGAGTAGACTTGTACTACAAGCCAGCCAGTGAGCTGGCCCAGCTTGTTATAGATTTTTACTTTGCCCATACTGCTACCTTTCTAATCCACTCCATACAAACTTAGAATCACTGCACTTCGTACCGTCTCGGGACTGTTCGCGAACCAAGCCTCACCTACATCTACTCGCTCGAGATCCATGCAAGTTGATGGGCCCGTCCCATCAGTAAATATATAGATAGGTAAGTCTCCATGCTGCTTTCGAATCTCTTCTAGATGATCGATTAGTTCACTAGTAAGCATAATACAAGTCTCCCTCACTCAAATAAGCTCGATAGAGATGTTGCCACCCGTTGTTCGGAAACAAGCACGTCTTCCACCCACCCACCTTCGGGACTGAGAACGAGTTGGGATTCGATTTGAGAAATGATAAAATCACTCTTAGATACCCCACCCGGTACTATAGTAATATTTTTACCTTTGATAGAAGATACCTTATAGTTTCCTTTTATCAACCAAGGTTTCTCCTCGGGGTGATTAGAAAAATTCTTAAGGTTTGCTCCTCTCTGTGGGTTATCCAAAATAAACGTATATTTACGAGCCCCAAAAGCCCCACCAGCGGGACTAAGGCTCGAAAACTCACGCCCCAAGGTCCCAAAATCTACCTTGTCTCCCACAGATAGAGAGCCCTCCCAATCTGAACCGCGGTATAAACGAGGAGTACTTCTTAAATCTTGCTCTACCATACTTTTGATTATAGCTGCTGCTGCCAATTGCTTTGGTATCCACCGACGCTCTGGATTTGCTAAGTCCCTCTCGAAACGTTTGAGAGACACATGCCTAAATCCTGGGTCGCTTTGACCACTAAATCCCCCGCTGGTGAATAACCTTGCTTCTGCGTAGGCATCTGCATACTTCATGTACTCATTCTCGGGTACCTCATCATGCAGATCCCCCAGAAGGGAGGTAAAACCCCGGTCGCGGGCATCTCGACCTATAGACACCAGTATACCCGGATCGTAACCATCCTTCTCCAACTGGCTTACAACCGCAGCGCCAAGAACGCCGACTGCCCCCGGCAAACTCCCTCCCCTCTTTCCTTTTCGACCAGCGTGACCCCAATGGCCACTTCCTGGTCCGCCTTTCTCTACCCATCCACCTTCGGGGCTGAGAACGAGTTGGGATTCGACTTGAGAAATGATAAAGTCGCTTTTTACCCGCAGGACTTTTCTTCCGATGTATGTGGCACCATATGGAGCTATGTGGGTATTATCTATAAAACCCGATATATCAACCCTATCCCAACCAGCTTCCGCTGCCATTAACTCCTCAAACCTCCTATCTATAGATCCCCAAGAAGTTTTACCCAACCCTCGAGACTCCATGCATCCTTCCCACCAGCTTTCAAGCTTAACCTCGTACAAAGTGTTATCCACCTCAGCCTGTATCGAGAAATCAGGGTCTATATTCCCCTGAATAACATCCACCTCGAATGCGTGCCAAGAAGACCAAGCACCACCTACCGGTTGAGGGCTAGAAATCCCACCAGCTTTAGAAGGGGCCGATCCACCGCGCTTACCTTTGCGGCCTTTGTGACCATGGTGGCCAGAACCGGGGCCGCCCATCTCAGTTAGTATGGCGCCTACTTCGGCAAAGAGGTCTCTACTCAAAACGAAACCCCCGACTCTTCAGAAATTCTACAAGGTCTGCGCCTTCTGGACATCCCTTTTTCGCCTTCTGGAGGTCGGGGGAGTAGACTTGCACCACCCCGTTGATGTACCACCCGACGAGTTGGCCCAACTTATTGTATATTTTTACTTTATCCATATCTTACTCCTCAACCCAAATAGCCACTTTGGGCCATAGCAAACCACATAAAACCTCTCTCTCATAAAACTCAACAGGAAAGTCAGCTACTACCCAATAAACTTCATCCTCCAACCAAGTTGTATTCGGCTCCAAGACGGGCTCGTCCAGCACTCTAGTGGCCAACTCGTACTCCTCCTCTGGCAGGGGCAGCCCCCAGTAGTGCTTCACTCCATCTCGGATACCCAACCGTCTCTGACCAGCAGACCGTAGACGACCTGTGTCTTTAATATCTACAATAAGTAACTTCTCACACTCTGGAATGAATACGATTGCTCTCTTATTCGCCCACTGCGGCCAGTAACTGATGTCCCAGTCGTACACACACTGCCCAGTACTGTTCTTCCTACAATCATTGACTGCCATAGTCGGAGCGGCTAGATCCAACTCCTGGCCGCTGCGCATTCTATCACCCTGACAAAAAGCTGGAGGACCGTAGGGAGTGGCCAAGCCAACCATATCTGGCATGCGGAGTGGGATACTAGTGTATAAGATTAAAGCTACCAGAATCTCAATCACCTAAGACGCCTTAGTTTAGGAATTTGAATAGATTTCTGTTTGATTACTTTCCCGGATCCGTCTTTGGTGACTTCAATCCGGACGGGCCAGTTTTTGCCTTTAGTAACTTCTTTCATACTACAACCTCATAGCCTTCTCGGAGGAGATAGATAATGAGCGCGTTGACAAAATCCGGATCTGTATCTGATACTATCTCCACGAAATCTATTATTTTATCCTCACCTACGACGTCTGAGCGGCTGGGTATAACCACAGACCGATCTTTATTAACTGCAGCCATAATACCTTTGAGTCCTCGATCTGAAGTAGTAACTCGACCCAGCCGATCCATAGTCCCAACCTGCTTACCTGTTACACCGCTAAGGATATTCATTTTATGTACTCCACCCCACCAAACACGTCATCTCGCATGTACTCATAAATCTCCGGAGCTCGCTTCTGTAAGGTCTTCGGGGCGCTTGTATACATTTGGTAGCTTTCGGCAAATAACTCCTTGTGATCTTTCTGAGAGTATCGGGAAGGAAATCCCTTCCTCGGACCTCCTGCCTTTGTCGCTTCCGCCCGTAGTGCACTGGGGTGTATTCCGACTCGACCTTTCTTCTCCCTATAGAACTTTCCAAAATCTTCAACGTAACGCCGGTCTCCATACTGTGAGTTATGATTTTGAACCACGTGACCAATCTCATGCACCACAGTGGCCTTATGCCAAATCCGCCTATTATGAGCTCCATAAGTCTCACTATTTAGCTCGATGTAGTTCCCTCTGCACCGTCCCTCTGCTCCAGGGATATGGCGTTTCTCAATCCCATAGACCTTGTCTAGGTGCTCCTGGGGGAGATTGGCTACAGCACGCCTTATCACTCCTTTGTCTTTTTCAGTTAAAGAGGAGTGCAAACGGTCTTCATGCATAGCCGAATCCGTTGGGGGAGTGTGACCCTTGGCAGCAATCCTCTTAGCTGCTGCTTGACGCTTTCTCCAGTCCTTGCCTGTTCGTCTAGACATAGCTCTAGAGCGCGGGAGGGACCCACCTCTTTTTCCTTTTCTGCCTGCGTGTCCCCAATTCCCAGATCCGGGGCCACCGAGTTCTATGTAGTTGTCTATGATCTGGATAGCAATGTCTGTCAAATGGTGACTCCTAACAGGTCCGTGACGTTGGCGATCCGGTTGAATAGGGTAGTCGACTCAGATCCAGCAAACAACAAACCAACCACTTCGCGGTCGCCGGTTAGAACAGCCGAACCGCTGTCTCCGCCCTCGCACATGTAGCCAGCCATAACTTGATCGGTGAAAGTGGCCATTTGATAGCCGTACAAAACGTTGGCCGTCACGTCAATTTGCTCGATAGTTCCGTGGGTAAGGCCAGTTGTGCGGCCACTCTTCTGAATACTCATGCCGAGTTCGGCTTCGGCTACTCCAGCGGGTTCGCCGATTTCGAGGATCTCGGGGGTGACGAGGTCAGATGACAGTGGAGTGGCTAGGGCGGCGTCTACGAGGTTCTCCGAGTTGTTGACTCCTCGGAGGCGGTAGCGAGACTTCATGGCTCGGGCAATCAAGTTCCCGGCACCGATGATTCCATCCAAAATGGGACAACTGAACTCAACCGGAACAAACCGGTAAAGCGTAGCGATGAGGTCATCAACCGTTCCGCCGTCGTGGGGACCGGGCTGGACGATGTAGTCTCCTGGTTCTCCCGCGTTCGAGTTGGCCAAGACGTGGTTGTTGCTCAAAATATACCCTTCGGAGGTGAGGCAACCAAGTGTTCCAGCCGTGATGTCGACGTGACCAATAGACACTCCACCAGGAGCGGGGCGGTGCTTGCTCGTTCGCATCGCTCTCAAGACACCAACTTCCTGGACGTCTGTTTTGATTCCATTGAGGTACTTGGGGACAGGTTCTACGGGGTTTGTTTGTTTCTGGACTACGGAGACGATGACAGCTAGGTCGTCGGTCCGCTCTCCTCCGACTCTCTTGTAGCCAACTCCTACAGCCACGACGTTCTTTTTGGCTAGTAAGTGGCTAGCGTATGCGGACTTGATAGATCTTACTTCGTTCATTTTTTCTCCTTTACACAAGATGGGCAAGTAAATTCAATGACGGTCGTCCAGACTTTAGGTTTAGCGACTCTAGTAAACCACCCGTATGGCTTGGTAAACCAGCCTTTGCATTTCTTACACTTGTAGTAGATCACTTCTTCTCTCTAATGAAAGGTGGCTTTAAGTTCTTAACTATAGCTTGTCTCCAAGCTTCCTTCTCGTTAGACGCTTTTATTTCGTAATTGTCAGTTGAGCCGATGACAGTGTATGTCTTCATAGTAAGTTTATTAAGTATAGAGATAAGATGTGGAAGATTTGATCGTCCGTGGGACCAACGCCCTCATACTGGTCAATAAACTTGGGCCAAAGCTTCTTAAACTGAAACCAATCAATGATGAAGTGAGAAGCAAAAGCCAACGAAAGCTGGAGTAGGTTCCAACTTGTAAACAGGAAGACAAACGTCGTTACAATGAAACAGTGCAAACACATACCCCAGATGTGCTGTCGCTTTATGGTGGCTAACCATTTGTTTTGGAATAAAACATCTCCAACTAGGTGGCCTATAATGTAGTTCATCTATCCTCGCTTAAGAAGTCCTTTTCTACAACCACATTGTCCTTTGCAGTTGTAGGAACAGGTGGGTAGGGTTCGTGACGGACTAAGTAAGTGGGCGGCTTACTGCAGGTTAAGCACCAATCATCCGAGTGTGTTGGGTGTAGTTCGTTAGTCATAATTTATGTAAGGTCCTATTCTGGGGATGGGTTTTATAAAAAAGTTAGGTGACATTGCCCGCAGCGCCTTCGCGTTTGGTTTTAATTTTTTCCAACTCCTGCCTACCCACTGTCATCCTTTACAATCTTTACACCTACCTGGCCTAAACGCCCCATAAACTGCATATTTGTTGACATAACATACATAGTCTGAACATGTATATGTTTGTTCTACGCCTCAGCGCCCATACATAACACCAGAGTTATCCGGGGCGGGGGCCAGAGGGGTGGTGGGTGACCTTCTGTTACCTCCCACAGCAGTATCTCCTCAACCCTTTGAGCTTTTTAAGCCTCCTTTCTGTCTTCTTATAACTATCACGGCTCAACCTCATCTCCTCCCTATACTTCTCCATCCTCACCTTAGCCTCCTCTCTAGCTGCGTACATTGTGCTTGGAGGATATCTACTTAATGCCTCACCTTTCCGCCGAAGTAGAACTTCAGTAGATTCCACAGCTTTGTCCAACCAGCTACACACCGCCACCCACGCACTCACTATGAGAGCTGTCAAAGCAATCGCTACTTCCACTCCACATCCCTTACATAGACCAGCTTTATGTACTTATCCCCATATGCCCACCTAGCTAGTCTCTTCTCCTCTAGTAGGTGCATGAGTGTTCTGTGTGATTCTGTAGCACCTACCTCCAGGGGAGCTTGGCCAGGAGGTAGCTCTTCCTCTACTACCTTACCTGTGTGCAGTGTTTGTCCTAGCACTATTGGCTCAGTCCACACCAGCTCGCCGTCTGTATTATGTCCTCTGCCTTTCATTGGAATAAACGTAGCTTTAAATGAGTACGGTAGGTTGTTTAGTGCTTTGTTGTTTGCTTCTATGTATTTGTTGCCCTTTGGTATTCGGCCTACATAGATCTTTATATACAGAATAGCCCCTAAGCATAAACCAGTATGTAACCAGGAGTACACATACGTATCGTAGATAGACGGAAGGGGGTTATTCGCCCCATAACCTTGTGCTACAAAATCCATCCACTTCGGTTCATACTCTGCACCTGCCAGAGTAGGCCCCCATTGAGGTCTCATATGAAAGGTACAAGGAG